GACAACATTTCACGAAGATACCATATATTTGGCATTTATTACCTATTGTAAATTCAATAGCGATGTTCCCGTCCCCGAAAGTATTCAGCATTTATGCCACGATAAACCACCCGCATCTTTATATGATAGAGGCAATAGCGACGAATCTATCAAAAAAATAGTTGATAAACTGAAAAGTAGTGGAGAGTATACCTATACCGAAGAATCGCTTTATGCACTTTTGCAGATTGTAAACCGCGAACATCTCATTCCATTCGATTTTAGTAAAAAGGAAATATCGTATGCACAACAGATGCGCGATCTGATACAGGCGTGCCAAGCGCAACCATCCGGTAAGTGTGATGTCCCGGAAATATTTATGCAAAAGATTCTCACCATCATGGATACATTTGACTATAATATTAAAATAACAGAGGATACAGCCGAGTTGCGCGATTTTATGAACTACTTGTCTGAAACAAATAACGCCATGGTAGGAGAAGTTATGCAGTTTCTAAATGAACAGAAGCGCATGGACTCTCGAACCCGTGCGCGATTTGTCGACTTTTTAACAAATCCAGCAAGTTTTAGAAAAATGGGCGTCGGTGATGGCATTTTGTGTCCTCGACGCGATACTGCCACATACAAAGGTATGCAATTTGTCGTGAACCAGATGCGCAATTTGGTAGACATTTACCCCAATTTAATCCTAAACAACATCGACTATAAAAAGATTTCCGTCCCTAAACATTGGGGGCTTTCGCAGGTTCATGTCCGCGACATTCAAAGTATAATAAAGGTCTATTATTCGCGTCTTGATAAATTCCTAAAAGACAAAGATAGTATTTTGACGGATATTATGAAAAATATAAAAAAGAGTTCGCAAGATTGGTTACGATTTGCAACCCATACGCCACTATACGCGAGAGTAATTGATGTAATAGATGTCGGCATTGAAGGTGAAGACGTCGAGTTCGATTTGGCCGAAAGTGATATTGGGCGAGGTGGTCCAGGACGAGGGCGTGGAAGTGCAAGGGGGCAAAGCGGAGTTCTTATGCAAGGAATTCTTGAGTCGAGCAGAATGGCGGCAGCATCATCGTCGCGACGCAAGCAACCACAAGAGAGTGAAGCGGCGATGGAAATGGGATACATGGAAGCATCAGCATCAGCAACAGGCGAAATAGTCGTGAGAGGTCAGTATTCTATTTTCAACGACGAGCTAGTAAGATATATGTTTGCACACTATTTGCTAAATGTTTTAATGAAATATATAACACTTGCAAAATCGCCGCAAATCATTGTTGCAGAAGCTCCCGTTCCGGAAGGCATGGAGCAAGAACTAATGTCCGTATTAGAGGCACAAGACGAGCAAAATGGTATCGGGCTTTTATCTGAAATATCGATGGTTGCGTCGGAGAACGTCGAACTGAAAAAGGTTGTCGCCGAATTACTAGGGGTGTTTATCGGCATGATGATAAGCGACAAAGCAGCCATCAATGTCAATAAAAAAAGCATCAAAGAAGATATTACGCAGTCAAAAGACAAAGAAAAAGACATTATTACTAGGGATTTACGGGATATGCAACAAGACGAGCGCCAGGTTGAAAATATCATGAAGAAACTCCGCATTGGCGACTGGAATGTCGGCGGCACTAAAGGTCTGCGTTTCTATGTCCCCGAGACATATGAAGAAGAACGCTCGGCGATGGAGTCCGAATTCCAGCGCGAAGAGGCAGCCGCAAAACAAGAAAATCGTATTAAAAAGAACGACAAAGTCACGCAACGTATGCGCGACGTATTTACTACAGAGCAAGAAGAAAATATGCAACAAGATGCCCTCGTCGAAGCAGAAATAGAAGATGATTTCCGTTTACAGGGCGACGATGATGAATATGGTGCAGATGATGACGGAGAATATAATCAGCGTGATGGTGGATTAGGGGATGATTAGACGAGTGCAACTCCATTATATTTCATAAAATATATGTTTACCAATAATATATATTTTATTTCCAAACCGGCTTAAAGACACGCAGCCATTTTGCCGCATTTTATCGTAACAAATCCAAACCACGATTTTATACATTTGGTTGCATATTCAGTCACATCACGAAATGCATAAAACACAGCGACCATAAGTTCGCAATGCGCCGCTGCTATAAGATTGGGAAGCGTGTGGTTTGACCTTTTGGAATCATAAAAAAGAAAACCCTTGTGTAAAACTTGTGTAAAACTTATATAAATATATTGTGACTTTGGTGAAATGGAACGCAATAGTTGTGAAAATGAATGATGTAATGTTTTTTCAAATCTATTTTGGATTTTTGAAAAAAGGACATTTATAAATGTCCATTTTCTGATTTTCATTTATAGATTTGAAAAAAATGTTGAAAATCTCACTCAGACCATAATGCTCTCATTTGCTTTTTTTAGTTTGAAAATTTGTTACGATAACTTTTTTGATTTTTTTTACAATATTTATGAAAAGGGTTTAGGCGTTTTTTTGCTAGTCTAATATATAGGAATGACTAGTAGAAAAAACGCCGAAAAAACGCCATTTTTTATATGTGAAAAATGTGACTTTAAATGCTCTAAACAAAGTGATTACTATAGACACCTCGAGACCATCAAACATAAAAGACTAGCAGAGACTAGCAAAAAAACGCCATTAATAAAAAATAAACATTTTAAATGCATATGTGGTAACATATATCTTCATAGTTCGAGTATAGCAAAGCATAAGCGAACCTGTATAGTTTTAAATAGTTTAAAAAAAGATAGTGAAAATAATGACACCAAATATGATAATAATATTGAAAATAATGATGATAAAATTATACAAAATGATTATATTTTATGTTCTGATAGTAAAAATATTATAACAAAACATATGTTCATTGAATTGATAAATGATAATAAGGAAATGATGAAAATAATAAAAGAACAACAAGAACAAATAAAAAAACAACAAGAACAAATAATTACTATTATACCAAAAGTAGGTAATATAACTAATAATACAAATAATACAAATATAACAAATACTAATAATAATACAACAAATAACTTCAACCTTAATGTTTTTCTAAATGAGAAATGCAAAGATGCTCTCAATATAAATGACTTTATTGACTCATTAAAAATAACCCTTGATGATTTACTTTTTTCAAAGAAGAACGGAATTTCCAAGGGTATAACAGATGTTATGATAAAGGGTCTTAAAGAGTTAGATGTGTATAAGCGCCCAATTCATTGTACTGATATTAAGCGCGACGTTATGTATATCAAAGATGAAGATAAGTGGCACAAAGACGACAACCATGATAAAATGAAAAATACAATTGTGAAAATCGCAGACAAAGAACGTTCTGCATTACAACAATGGGCAATAGATAATCCCGATTGGATAGAAACAGAGCAAAAACAAATCGAGTACCTAACTATGGTGCGTTCTATTTGTGAACCGATTGAAAATTATGAGAACTACGAACGTAAAATTATAAAACATATTGAAAAAGAAATAATGATAGACAAAAATAGTTAGTTGGTTTTTTGAGTTTGAAAATTTGTTACGATAACTTTTTAAAATATTTATGAAAAAGGTTTAGACATTTTTGTCTATGGACATTATATACTAATGTCTACTAACGAAAAAACCCAAAAAAACCCGGACATTTTTTCTTGTTCGTCTTGTCACTATAAGTCACATCATAAGAATGATTATGCTCGTCATTTGTTGACACGTAAACATAAAATACTAACAAATACTAACAAAAAGTTCCAAAAAACCCAAGACGATAAATCGTGTAAATGTGTGTGCGGACATTCATATAAGTTCGCATCTAGTTTATGTTTTCATAAAAAAAAATGTCTTATGGTGTTACATTCTAAAAAGGAGGAAGAAGGCTTATCATTATCCGTCACATCCAAAGATAATACGATTAGCAACAAAGTTGTGATAAAGCTTATCGAGCAGAATGAAAAACTACAGGAACAACTTATTAGCTTATCTCGTGAGAAAAGTGTGGTGAATAATATTGTCAATAATACAAATAACTTTAATTTGAATCTGTTTTTGAATGAGAAGTGCAAAGATGCTCTCAATATTAGCGACTTTATTGAGTCTCTTAAAATAACATTGGAGGATCTGGATTTTTCAAATAAAAATGGTATGGTTCAAGGTATAAGTAACCTTATGATAAAGGGTTTGAAAGAATTAGATATTCATAAACGCCCTATTCATTGCACGGATGCAAAGAGGGATATAATTTATATAAAAGATAAGGAAAAATGGGAAAAGGATGATAATCATAGTAAGATAAAAAATACTATTGTAAAAGTAGCAAATAAGGAACGTAACTCATTGTATTTATGGGTTGAAAAGAATCCAAACTGGTTTGATACAGAGGCGACGCAGATTGAGTATCTGACTATGATGCGCAATATATGCGAACCTGTAGAAGATTTTGAAAAAAACGAGAAAAAAATAATAAAAAATATTGGACGCGAAGTGACTTTAGACAAAAGTGTAATGTAGCCACGTGAGTAAAATATTTGATGTTTTTGTGTTCAAATATTTTACCTGTGATATATAAGATATAGTATAGTTGCCGATACGCCAAATACCGAAAATACAAAATGTTTCAAAGCTTGATTTCAAAGGATAATATGATTTATGTAGCAATATTTATTTTTATTATTTTATTTGCCCTGGTGAATGCTTTTCGTCCCTCGATTATATATAATCGCGACCTCAGTTTTCGTCGGTTTGGTATAGGATATAAAAATAAATCCGTTCTCCCTATATGGCTATTTTCAATCGTTCTAGCCATCATTGTTTATATAGCAGTGATGTATATTTATGACTATGAAGGTTTGCCGACATATTAATTAGTTTGCTGCATCATATACAAACCCTTTTGGAGTTGTATTTTTATCGGCACCACTGGTATCACTTTTAGCATAGTTTGATGCTATTTTCTCTGCAACCTCGGGGCTTAAACCACATGGCTGGTTGATAATATAGTTATAACTGCGCGAGGTTACCAAAATACCGGCGAGCATATACCATACAAATTGTGCAACCAGGTCTTTCAATTTTACCATATTTCTGAAATCATTATATTTAGAGCCACCTACGCCTGCGTCCGTATTAAATAAATTCCCACTTTTGGCCCATTTTGTTTTAAAATCTTCCTCATTCTCGTAGTTAAATTGGTTCAAAAATATAGATGGGTCATTGTATATATTTGATATTGCCTTTGATATATCCCCTTGTTGTGTGTCTGTTTTCAATACTTCTCTCACTACCTTTTCTGCACCCCCTATTTTAGCAATCGCATACCCAAATGTATTTGAGAATGGTTCCATCCATCCCGGAAATATGGTAAGCAGTAATTGCAAAAGACCAAATATGAAAAGCATTGGAAAAATAGTTGCTACAATACCCGACGATGTTGACTGCGGATTATCACATATTGTTTTTGCTAAAGATGAATTTATTGTTATTAGGACTGCCATAAGCGTGCCGATATATATTATATTAATTAAAGTTAACATAGTATCGGGTATGCTATATTTTATAATCGTAAATATAAGTGTGATGATGAAGAATGCGAAAATTGCAGTGGATGGGTTAGGTGGTGAAGTTGAAGTATTTGTGGTGGGGAATGAACTAGGAGATTGCAGTTGCGGTTCGGTGGGGGGAGGTGCAGGTGGGAGACCCGATGTTGTTGGCTTTGGTGACATTGATTATGATTGGTATATTTACTATGTATAATATGTATAAATTAATTTATAAAAATAATATTATAATGTAATAGTTGTTTTATTTGATACTTTACTATGGAAAAACCGAGTCTTACAGAACCAGGTGTTAAATTTTTTATGAGCAAAGTATTAAAACACTGCAGTCAACAAAAACATGTCTTTAGTAATCTTATATTCAATGTTGTTTTATTTCTAGTGTTTGTTTTGATAATAGGGGGTTTTTTGTATTACAAGTATCGTGGAAAACTTTCACCGGAAGAAAAGGAACGAAAATTCAGAGAAGAAAAACAAGATGTTTTGATAAGACTAAATGCACTAAATGTTAATATTGAAAAGAATAAAAAAACAGGAGCTAATTTAATTACAGATTTACCTATATGGGATGTTCAATCATCAGATGTTATTGTGAATCCGTATAAATAATAAATAATAAATAGTAAATAGTAAATAGTAAATAGAAAATAGTAAATAATAAATGCATGATTATAGTATTTATTATTTTATATAATATAAATATAGAATAGTATGTCACATCCTCACATTTCGATTGATAATGCATTGCAAGAATATTATAAATTAAAAGATCAATACGATAAAACATACGATAGTAAAAAACACGCCATTATTTCAGATATTACGATCGCGTATTCAAAAAAGAAAGCAAAGATTGCAGATTTGTCTCAAAAAAGGAAATGCGTTGTTTGTAAAGCCGCCGGAGGAACTATTTTTACAAATGAAAATCGTATTCTAAAAGCGGTTTGTGGTAGTAAATCGCAACCATGCGGTTTAAATATTGAAATTGCAAGAGGAAAAAAAGGGAATATTGAAAAACTGATCACACAATCTTATGAAAAAATAGAAAAAATCAAGGAAAATATCATAAAATTTAAGTTGGATTTATTATTTAGGTATATTTCCGATGAGCAACTCAAGCAAAAATTCGACGAATCAAAAAAGGAGTTAGAAACTGAGCTTGCAAAATACGAGAAAATGTATAATATTTATATTGATAATACACAAAGTCCGGAAAAGGTTGAAAAGTTAAAAGTGTTAAATGCCGAACTTTATACCTACGTTGAACAATTTAAAGCAATTATGAAAGACTATATGGAAGGAGGGCGTATTGAAGTTGTGAAACCGGCGATTGAAATATACCTGAATTATATTGTTCCGATTGCTGAAAAAATTAGGAATACAACTTATGTATATAACGGCGTCGAATACGACGAAAATACAAATGAATATCTTTTAATACAACAAATAAGCAATATAAAAAACTCGGAAATAAATATTGAACGCCCACAAGTTATTTCATTTTCCAAATAGATTGCGGGAAGTCTGGGCGTGGTTCCGCGCGTCCTTATCCGATAAGCGCCAATATGAACGTCCTTGGTATGAATCAAGGGGTCCTAAAAATATGTCACCATTTTTGACTTGTCTAGGTGTAGGGAATGCACTATTTGTTATTTCAGTGACGAGCACAAGTTTATCGCCTTGTTTCCAGTATGTGTATGGCGGGGATGTTAACACGATGCCCTTATTTTTGTATGTATGTTCTGTTGGATTGCATTTACGAAGACACTGAACTGCTTCAGAATACCAGCCATAATATGTGGGTGTTTGTATAAGAGGTAATGAATAATTTTCCAACATTGAAATGTGTGTGTGCGTGTGTGTGTGTGTTTTTATTTGATTTGATATGATAATACTATAATATCATATAAAATTTGTCAATTTTATGGGAGATAAAACCAATTTTATTATTTTGTATATGAGTATATGAATATTTGTTTATTTCTCTCGTTTCTCTCCTTTCTCTCCTTTCTCATCCCGTGTAATCCTCAATCACCATGATTCTGACATCTCAAGAACCTTTGACAGCCCAAAAAACGAACACGCAAATAATGCACTCATAAAAATAAGTCCGCTAATATTATAGTTTCCATCAGACTTGAAAACAGAGGGGATAAATTTACAAACATATTTTCTTGTGACGGGTAGTTGGAATGCAAAGTATAATATACCAACAATAACAGGTATTTGAATAAGTTTATATATATTTTCGGCATTCGAGTTTACTATTTGCGATTTTCTATATTTTTCTTCGCTTGTCATATCCTGTTCGTGTTCTTCAATATAATTATTAGATGACATCGACGATCTAGGTCCATGACCATGTGCATGTGCTTGCGGATTCGGAATAAAATTCGTATTTATTTGTGCATCATTCATTATATTTGAAGTATTCATGGGTATATCCCTAGATGGAAGATTTGTCATACCTGAAGCACTTGCCCTTTGCAATCCGGAAATCATTTCATTCATGATATTGGAAGAGGGTGGCATTTGTAGTTGTAGTTGTGGTTGTGGTTGTTGCGATTGTGATGGTCCACTAACCCCTAAACCCGAAATATTGGGATTATATACTTGTCCTTGAGGATGTTGTCCCTGACCACCCACACCTGCTCCGCTACTTAACTCTATTTTTTGTAAAACAACATTATTGTTCATATTCCCCGAACTCGGGTCTGTTGGAAGGTCATCGATGCTTGTTGTATCGCCCATTTTCTTAATATATTCTATAAAGATTGATAGATTTTACTTACTACGCAAAACTTACCTTCTTTTTTTCATTGTCACAGCTTTCAGATGAACTATTATAGGTGTAACATTTTTTACCATACATATATGTCTCTTTTTCTAATTCGGTTATGGGGGGTGCTAGAAACTTTAAACATTTATCGCCTATACATTCTTTTCTAAATAAGGTCGAAAGCCCTAATCCTAAAATAACCGAAATTATATACTTGCTCGTATCCGAGTGCAACCATCTTTTAACATTCATTGTTTTGTTGTTGTTTCTGTGTGTGTGTTATATATAATATAATTATAATTTATATATAACTATTGTATAATATTTTAATTATATAAATTAAACCTGAATTGGTATTTTTTTAATGGAATTTGACATGAATGGGCATTTCTTTTCGTTTGGTATAAACGCAAAACAATTATCCGCGCGGTCTTTATACTGGAATTTACCAACATTATCTATAGTTGGGAAGATGGTTATATTTCTAGTAGGTGGGTTTGACAGGTGAATATATACCATCCCTATTAAAAAACTTGCTATAAATATTGGTATTGAAATATATTTCATTTTATAGTATTATGTTGGTTGTATAGTATATAGTATATAGTATATAGTATATAGTATACAGATAATTTTTTTTAAATTTTATATTCGATTATTTTATATAGTTGTATTATTGTGGTTTTATTGATTCGTGTCCGCATCCGCATCCGCATCCGCACTTGTGTCTCTTGTTGTGTTATATCCGCCACAGCCTCCGCATTTTAATCCCAACGGATGATATAATACTTTATCATTAAACGCACAATCGTTGCATTTTATTTTTGTTAATACACTAGGTTGAAATGGGTTGGATTCAATAACTGCGTCTATTCTTATTATTAGGTTTTGCAATACTTCGCCATCTACCAACGACTTTCTACACAAGGGACACGATATTCTATTATTTCTTAATAAATCTTCTAAACATTTTCCATGAATCGCATGCCCACATGGCAATAGTCTTATGGGTTCTTTTGATAAAAATATACTTTCTAAACATATACAACAATCCCCTGTCAATCCATCGGGAATACATTTATGTGTATCTTTTAAACTGCCAAGTATACAACCCCCGCAATTATCACAATGGATATAGTCTTTACTTGTGTATCCCAAACTACACATGCGACATATTTTACATTTATCACAATGATATATTTCGGTTATATGACTATCCGAATAAAGGTGACATACGTCGCATGTGTACTTTGCAAACGGAATGTCTTTATTCGCGCATTTATCATTTTTACACGAATTCGATACTGCTTGTCTCATTTTGCACTTGTTACAAACTACCTCTTCCACATCATAGCGATTCATTATATGAGACTCGACTTGGGTGTCGTGGCAAAACCTGCATCCAAATTCTTGTCCGCAACATTTTGCAATTAGTGTGCACCTCGATTTATAATGTCCGCACCATAACAAGTTATCATGAGCGTCGTCGTTGTTGTCTGAAATTTGCGTTGTCATGTTTATAGGGATGAGTATAGATATATAATTTACACTTGTTGATTTTATATCTATTTATACCTATTTATATCTATTTATATCTACTCATTTACATATTTGTATAGACGAGAAAACGGAGAGAAAGGAGAGAAAGGAGAGAATAAATACAAAAAGGATATAATGCACATAAAGAATATAACTCAAAAAAATCTATTTATTTTCTACTAAATACATTTTTGCTATTTGTCAGTGTCTCTATCCTCATAACTAGTCGGGGTCATAGAATTTGATGTCAACAACGACGAAGGAGTAATTATATCTTTTATATATAATATATTTTCAACTTCTTTATTTACGATATTTTTATTCAATTTTACCTCTATGTCTACTCCCCGACGTATTGTTTTATTATTTTGCGATTTTATACCCGGTTCCATCATAACAGGAATCGCACCCATATAAGATTTTGCGGTATTCTTGGTATCCTTGTTATTTTTTTTCGTTTTTCTTTTATTACTACGTTTAGATGCGGATGCCGCCCCACTATTTCTCTGTATTTTCTCTATCTGATTAATAACCGCATTCGATGCGATTGCTTTCGCTTCAAAGGCCAGTTTTGCCTCGTTAATTATATCTTCATTCGTCTTTTTCGGTTTATTTTTTTCGATAAATGGCTTATTTGATGGATTATTTTCAGGATTATATCGCAGAAACCATTTATCGTATTCACGTGTTTTGCGTTTGTTTTTAAGACGTTTAAACTGCTCTGCTTTTTCATTGCGAATATCTTCAATCGTTTTTTGCTTTCCATAACAGGAAACACTAAACCGCCGCAATATTCCGCGCAATTTTACGCGATTTTTCTGCTGGATTTTAAAGAGATACTCGCACATACATAGAATTCGTCTGGGGTTGAAATATGGGCGGTCAATATATAAGAACAATAAATAGAAACTGAGCATGGTGTCAATCGTTGCAACCCGGTATATTTTATCGCCGACTTTAATCGTATTGTAACTATGACATGCGAGGGGCCTATAAAGGTATACTATGGGCTGACTGCCGATTTTTATTTCATAATGTGTCGATAAATATTCTGAAACAGATGGCTTCTTTTCGATACTTACGTCGCGAATATCGATGGCTTCCAATTTTTCTTTAATGAGTTTCGCGGTTTTGTCAGGATTAAAAGACAACATATCAAAAACCGGGTTTTCTGTTAAATATTCACGCTCTCGTGCTTTCAAGTATCGCGAATAAAGTGAAAACGCGTATCCGCCGATAAGAACGAGCTTATCTGACGAAGACGAAGACGACGACGCTGCTGCTACACTTTTGATAACATCTTGTATTTTCTCTTTTTCGTGAAAGTATTGTTTATTATATGAACGCGCGGATAAAGATTTGGCAAATGATTCTGGGTCGCAGTTGGTTGCTTTTAAGGGGTAGTTTTTGTTTAATAAGTTTAGACGCTTGAGGACTTTTTCCCATCGCGATATATCGCCACTAGGACGCGATAACTCTAAATACATTGCCATCCGTAGAAAATTCGGTGGGGAATATAAAATACCTTCTTTGCTTACTGCGTTTTTTTTAAGACTACTAAATAACTTGCTGTCGATTTGTGTAATATCGGCGATTTGAAAGAAATTGACGAATACCTTATATGTCCCATAATGAACACCAGCTTTTGCTTCAACACTGGAAAAACCTTGCTTGAAATAAATATCGGCAAGCTCTTTTGCATCATTCATTGCATTGGGTGAAAAGAAATCATAGTCGGGTATTTCAATATTGCGATTATAAAATTGGTCTTCTTTGGGGAGAATATTATTAATCGCCGTGCCGCCGTAACATACGAGCTTCTTATCATGAATAAATTTTTCAAGAACGTCTATAATATTTTTCATGATGGGATTTTGCGCAATACGCTCGCCACGTTTTTTTGCTTCGACATCCATGGCATTTTTTAATAATTCCAATTCGCGATTTTCATAGTAAATAGTATTTAATAAAATATCTTTTCCATTATTCATGTTATTGGGGGGTATTATAGTTATATTATCTTGAGATAATATATTAAGATAATATAGCAAGATAAATCGAATAAAAATAGTATAATAAATATGTCAGAATTAAGATCGCCAAGAGGATCACGCGGAAGTCCACCTAGTATAAAATTTACAGATCCAATTGGTTTATTTAAAACGTTAGAAAATGCTCACGTAGAGCCTTTACCTGATAGTGTGCTTCAAGACAATACTGATTTAAATAGGTATATTTATGAACCTCGAGAGCCTATAACAAAACCCACTACAATTTTTAAACCTGTTTTATCTCCCCTTAAAGAAGAAGAAGAAGAATACAAAGAAGCTTCGCTACGCGGTGGTTCACGCAATCCTAAAATAAATAGTGATGAAACTTTATTCATCGTTGTTTTATCTGTTCATGGAGGGTATGATATAGATAATACCAAAGGACCCGTTATGGAAGTTACAAGACAAATTGCTCCATTAATAGTTCCAGGAAATAAATTTGATGGATATAATTCGTTAACAATTTGTGGAGCAGCTCCACCATCACAAGTCAATACTGGTATACCCAATTTGATAGAAGGTGTATATGACCGCGTTGTCAGTGATAATTTAGATAGATTTGCAACATTACTTAGTGAGAAAATATCTGCAGTACAGATGCCTGAATCTCCGCCATCACCAAGATCATCACCAGGGTCGTCATCAAAGTCAAAGCCATCGCCGACGCCAACACAATCACAAACACAAAAAACACATGGGGCTAGTCGTCGTGTATTTACAAGTCGCGCACCTACAGGCGTCATGCGTCATCTAACTAAAGTTAAAGGGTATAAAATCCCAGGCCGATCTCCACACTCATCCCCACGCCCACACCCATCTCCATCAGAGTTTCCTTTCCCCTCACCATTTGCTGGTTTGTCGGGGGTGGTTCGGTCTCGTTTTTCAGGCGTAGCATCTTCAATTACAAAAGTAAGTGGTGTCGTAAAAAGTAGATTGTTTTCACTTGTAAGAGGTTGTGTTAAAATAATAATGGGAGAGGAAGGACTTAATGTCCAATATGCAACTTTAGATATTAGACATGAAAGTTATAATATGATACAAAAAAGGCTTATTAGTGCTATTATTTGTATGAATCGTAACGGGGTTTTAAAAATAGACGACGATTTATTTGATGCATTTTCATATTCGTTACTCTGGGGGTTGCGACGACACGATGCATATTATTTTGAACAGAATTGTAAAATTGCAATTGACCTAGCAATTCCTGGTTCACATTCATGGCTTGTACGCAAGGATGCACTGGACACTATGGATCAAAGGTTTTCTTGTGTAAGAGTTCTTGTAAAAGAAGGTGCATATAACGCGACTCATGTTGAAAAAGTATACCAATATCATCCTGAAAATGACAAGGATATTCCATTCAAAGTAAAAATATATAGATATAATTTGGTTTCAGTTATAAACGCCAAGGGTGAAATGTCTATAATTCCTGAAACAAGTTCTATCGATGTTCCAATACACAAAATTTTTGATGGAACAGGACGCAATGCACAAGGATATTATAATACAACATTGAGCGATTTTTCTTCATTACTTTCATCTATAATCGATCAAGCATACTTTGAAGGTGTCAGGAAAAAAAAACGTGTTACTATATTAGATCTTAGTTGTGGTTGTTTTTCCCGTCACCAAGGAAACGTTCCAGTAGTTCCAGATTTGGGTCTAGGAATAGGAGGAGGAAAGAAAATAAACACACGTCGCAAGGCTACGTTTAAAAATGAGAGAAGGGAGAGAAGCGGGAGAAACGAGAGAAATAAATCAAAAATAAGAAACAGAATAAGAAACAGAATAAGAAATCGAAGTAGCAGAAGTAAACGAACTAGAAAAAATAGACAAACTAGAAAAAATAGAAGAGGAAGAGGAGGAAGTTAAAAATATATGGTATATAACTATTGTTAGGCAAAAAACAAAAACAATAGTTATAATAGTTGTTTGTATATATATATATATATTAAAATTCCATTTCTATGCCACCTATTTTTATAGATTTTTTATTGCTATATAGAAGAGCATTATCAAGCTTCTTTGGTTCTGGAATCAAAACGGGCACGTATAACAAATCGGCGGGTCTTGGAACAAATGCAGATTTGCTATCATCAAAAAATTTATTATAAGAAATAAGATTCTGGTCGGTATTCTGGAAGTTCATTGCAATAAATTGGCACCCCAACATTCGAGGCACAACATAAATATAGTTTGTATTATTTTCATTCAAGTCCGGCAAAACAATTGTCATATTCTGACGATTAAAATCTACAATTTCTTTTGGCGAATTGGTGTTCTTAATATCGGTAAAACGCTTTTCGTGAATATAAACCGAATTCGTCGTAATATTTGTAAGTTCCCACATATTGGCCGACTGGTATAAAATAGGCATACCTCCCGTGTTGCTATTTTTCTCGACCATAATAACTACTTTTCCGTTTATATTATCAACCAAATCTTTAATGGGCGTTTTTGTCATATTTTTTCCATTTGCTTCACGCATAAATTGAATCGGTAATAATTTTGATTCGAATGTTTTCGCGATAATAGAAGCAAGCTGGTTGATGACACCCACGTTGTTTGTTTTAAGACGAAAATGTAGAAACATGGGGTCGGTTGGATTTGGACAGAAACGCTGTGGTTTATCTGTTGAACCGGCGATTAAACTTGGGAGCGTACTTCCACTTGAATTTAACGCGTAATTGTTAACTGCCTCCAATACATCCGCGACATTTAAAAAGTTATAACTTTGTTTTACGCCAATTTGGTCAATTGAAGATACTGCGACAACGGGTGTATCATTCAAACAATAAATTTCGAAATCAAGGCAGCGACAACCCTGTGCAATTACATTATAAAGGGCGCACATTGAAACATAGTCGCTTTTGAAATTACCCGAAGCACAGCAGTTGTAGGCGGTTTTGATATAAAAATCGCGTATATTTTTGCCCATATAATCGGGTGATGTTAATTTATTACTTAGAGAGGTAATTTGTGTTAATTTTGGATTGGACTTCGATATAGCAGCGCAGTTTACACTATCCAAGTTTAATTTGGCGGTAATGTATGTAATCACCCAAAGTAAAATAACAATGACAAATGATATACCAAACCAATGGATTGCCACAGATGGTGGATTTTTAATATCTGAAAGTTTTAAATTTTTTAATGCGTTTTTTATGCCAGGTAAAGATAAGTGTTGCAACGATTGTTCTGGCGCTGACATTTAATAATAGTAGTTTTGTGTTTGTAGTTTGTTGTTTATTGGTTGTTGTTTATGTAGTATCGTGTATGTTGTTTTGTTTTTATATAATATATATTTTACTATATAATTTACTATATAATTATAACTATAATATATATTAAATATATTAAATATATATTATATAAATGGCTGGCGGATTGCTAAATCTTGTATCTTATGGAAATCAAAATGTTATATTAAATGGAAACCCTACAAAAACATTTTTTAAATCAACCTATGCAAAATATACGAATTTTGGAATGCAGAAATTTCGAATTGATTTTGATGGACAGAGGAAACTGCGGTTGACGGAAGAATCCAGGTTCACATTTAAAATTCCGCGCTACGCTGACCTTTTGATGGATACGTATTTGGTTGTAACAATGCCCACAATATGGAGCCCAATATGGCCACCAAGTAATTGTGCCGAAAACTGGGCACCATACGAATTCAAGTGGATTGAGAATTTAGGGACACAGATGATTAAAGAGGTTGTGATATCTGTCGGCGGGCAAACATTGCAAGTATTAACGGGCAAATACCTGCTTGCACTTGTTCAGCGCGATTTTCCAGATGATAAGAAAAAATTATATGATGAAATGACGGGAAATGTGCCTGAATTAAACGACCCAGGAAATTCCGGAAGTCGCATGAATGCATATCCCAACGCATATTATACTACACTATCGCAGGGCGCCGAGCCATCTATAAGAAGTCGTAAATTATATATTCCTATAAATGCATGGTTTACATTAACAAGTAAAATGGCGTTCCCATTGACTGCGCTACAATATAATGAGCTAAAAATAGATGTCGTGATGCGACCCATTCAAGACCTTTATACGATACGTGATGTTATAGATGTTGCAAATAACTACCCCAATGTCCGCCCCAATTATTCTAAAGAGTATATGCAGTTATATCGTTTTCTACAGACACCACCAAGTGTATCACTGGATAGAGAAACGTATAACAATCCATCGCAGGTAGATTGGAATGCAGAAATACACTTGATCAGCACATACGGATTTCTATCAAATGAAGAGGCGAATTTGTTTGCGCGAAATGAGCAAAAATATTTAATCAAGTCGGCATATGAGTGGAATTTCGATAATGTAACAGGAACACAGCGTGTATGGCTAGAAAATACGATAGGGATGGTAAGTAGTTGGATGTTCTTTTTTCAACGAAGTGATATCAATCTACGCAATCAGTGGAGTAATTATACGAATTGGCCATATAACTATTTGCCACATAATGTAATACCTGCTCCTGCGTCACCAGCGCAAGCAACTATAGATAATGTAGGATATACTTCATTTGGCTGCGGTTTACCACCATATACCGCAGGCTTTGCACCGGGATATAATCCGGTGACTTCGGGGGCAAATCCGTTCTATATTACGCCACCATTCAATGTAGAAAATCAGCGCGATATATTGATGAATATGTCGATTTTGTTGGATGGAAAATACCGCGAAAATACACTGGATGCCGGTGTATACAACTATGTTGAAAAATATGCGCGAACCAAGGGGAATGGACCCGATGGGTTATATTGTTACAATTTCTGTATTGATACAAATCCTTTCAATACGCAGCCATCCGGTGCACTAAATACGAGCAAGTTTTCGAATGTGCAGTTTGAATTTACTACATATTATCCGAAAAACAATCCGGATACGCAGTTTTTGACGATTTGTGATACTGCAGTCGACCCTGTTACAAATACACCAATTCCGATTGGTGTGAATAAACCGATGTGGCGCATCTACGAATATAACTACAATTTAGTAATTTTAGAAGAGCGTTTCAATATTATTACATTCATGTCAGGGAACGCAGGTCTCATGTATGCGAGGTAAAAACTTGGTGGTATCGTATTCTACATAATATCTATAAAGTCTATTACACATGCAATCGGCTTTTTGTGTGGTTTGTGTGCTTCCCAGAAAAATGAAACACGATACCTTTTTCGATTGGTTTAATATGATATGATTATTATAACCTTTAGATTCAATAATATAAAAATGTTATAATATATTATATTATTAATACATATTATATTGCATGTCAACAACATATTTTAATAATTCAAATATTAAAAGATTAAAAAATAAAAAGGTATCAAAAAAAAAAGATGTCACAGATATAAATACAGACAATGAAAAAGTAGTTGAAAGTTTTACTCCCTCTGGAAGCATCAAAGAAGAGAATCCAAAGTCAAATATTTTTGGTTCATCTGACAGCGATAAAACCACAAACACTATAAATCCTACAAGTGCTACAGGCAAGCAAGATTCAAATACTACAGCTGCTGCAAGCACGCAGGTCAACCCAGGTAGTATTTTAATTTTTTGTTTTCATGCTTTATTATCGGTGTTATTTGTATATATATGGGGGGCACTGGCAACAAATGCTATATACTTAATTAGTGAATCAGATGATAATTTGGACTATATTCTTCCCGATGATGAATATAAAACTCCGTATACAAAAAACCCAGAATCAAAAAGATGTTGGTATAAATATGGTTTTCCATATAGCTTAGGAGAGGGAAGAGTGATAGGAGACGAACAACCTTTTGTGGATAAAGAAGAAATAAAAAAAAGACAAAAAGATACAACATATTTTTTGTGGTTATCGGCTCAAGGAAAATCAGACCCTAGAAATCAACAAGGATTTTTTAGCGCATTTATGCAATATTTATTTGAAGCAGTATATGGTGGACTTGGAAGAGGTGGGAGAACATTAATACGCATTTTATTAGAAATTTTAAAAGTTAAAGACAAAGTGGCAGATAGTAAAACAGATACATGGTATGGTAAGATGGAGAACAGAACTATGTTAAAAGTTGCGGCATTTATAATATGGCCATTCTTTATGTTGCAGCTTCTTGTTCCTGTTGTAGCGATATGGAGTGGTATTACAACCTTTGGATTTGGAATCTTACAGACTCATATCGTTTGGGGGTTAATATTTAGTTTTACGATTGGGATGTTTGTAGCAATGGCAAATGGATTCTATATGGCAATACAAACAATTTACATATTTTTTATTTATCCCTGGTCAAATGATAATTCAGATACAAAAGATAAATGGAAAAATATATTTAATAATCTTAATTCATATATGTTATTAGTCTTCTACTTTATAATATGTTTTTATGGTTACGAAGATTTGGGAGCATCAGGGGGTGCAGGCATTATGTTTATAGTTATAGTCAGTATAGTATTGCAATACTTGAAAAATAGCAGTTAATAATGCAAAGCGGTATAAAAATATTTTTAAAAATAACCTTGAAGCAAAAAATAGTATTAAGGATAAAAATATAATTAAAAATATAATATTATTATTAATTATTAAAATGGCCAAACATAACAAAAATTTGCGCAACAATAACGCGCGCAGTAACTCACCATTTGTTAGCGTATGCACGCCTACGTTCAATCGCCGCCCTTTTATTGAAACGATGATTACGTGTTTTGATAGCCAAGATTATCCTAAAGATAGGATGGAGTGGATTATCATAGACGACGGAACGGATCCAATTGAGGATTTGGTAGGGAGGCATCCGAGTGTAAAATATTTCAGGTATAATACAAAAATGACGCTTGGCAAAAAAAGAAACATCATGCATGACAAATCCAAGGGAGATATTATAGTTTACATGGATGACGACGACTACTATCCTCCCGACCGCGTATCGCATGCGGTAAATATGCTTACTACACATCCCACCGCATTGTGTGCCGGTTCGAGTGAAATGTATATTTATTTCAATGATAGAAAACGCATGGTGCAATTTGGGCCGTATGGAAAAGACCACGCTACTGCGGGAACATTTGCATTTAAGCGGCAGTTATTGAAACAGACGCGCTATAATGAAGACGCTTGTTTGGCGGAAGAGCGTGAATTTTTAAAAGGATATACGATACCATTTGTGCAACTAGACCCGCTGAAAACGATATTGGTTTTTTCGCATTCGCATAATACGATGGATAAGAGGATTCTTTTAGATAATATTGACATAGTTGGGCACCCGGATAGCCAGTATGCAAAATATAGTTCAAAAACATTGGGGGACTTTATTAAAGATGATAAAATCCTGAAATTTTTCACCGAAGATTTGGAAAATAAGCTGGCTGAATACAAACCAGGTGATATAAAATTAAAACCGGATGTTTTGAAACAGATTGGCGAGTTTGAAGAGAGGAAAAAACAAATGATGAAAAATATTCAGGCGCAACAAGCACAACAAGCACACCCATCACAACTAAAAATAGTATTTCAAGAAGAAGGTAAAGTGCCACGCGAACTTAGCATATCGGAAGTAGTTGAACTATTAGAGAAGCAACAGAAGCAATTGGAGCAGTTTAAACATTTGAAAGATCTATATGGAAGTGCATTGAAAGAAAACCAGCGACTAAAATCACTTATTGACGAACAACAGGCGATACTAGACGATAAGAATCTTACCATCAACGAACTTGAGAATAAAGTGAGAGAATCGAGTGAAGTTGTTGTGATAAGTAATGTGTCATAAGGCGTCATAATGTGCATCAAAAATATATTTAAAAATGGCTTAAAGAAATTTTGTTACATATACTTATCAGTTACTTTACGTTACGTTTAAAATGGCAAAAAATGTGCAAAAGGGTGGTGGAGATGATTGGGATGATGCGGGTTCGATGGGAAGAGGAGGTGCAAACGAAAAAAAAGGAAAACGACCTAAGACTTTTTCGTCCAATGTGCAGGGTCGGTATATTGTAAATGCGGTCACGGGGGTCGAATATCCTTGGCGACTTGGCTCGCTGTGCGAAGATTTGCTCTGGAAGGTATGCGATGCGCGGGCTGGTCGTGGGAAATATGATCCTGATTTTTACTTTTATGATTCGCCGCAACAGGCAGCAGAACATAGGCGGTATCATCGCAACGCATTTTCGCAAGAGTCGATAGACTGGTGGAAGGCGAAAGTTGCAAGGACGACGCGACTGCTTAAGAGTGAGGATTAGGGGTGTGGTGTGTATCGCGGACATTGGAGATAGTAAATGCTTTATAAAATAAAATATAAAATATAACATATCGTGTCATATGTTATATTTTTATAACAAGAATAATGTGAATATTATGCAGATTGTAAAATGCATGATTAACTGAAAGTGCCGACCCCAGCACCGATGATAGACCAAAAAGAATTGGTGGCGTCGCCTATAAATTGCTGTGAGGCATTCCTTGGAACGATTGTGTAATTGCCGTAAGTAGTGTTGTCATATTTGAAAGTTCCAGTAAAGATACAAGAATGAGGTAGGTTAAAATATGAGCGAACCCAAGCATATCCAGTTCCTATTACCTTGTAAGAACCATTCCAATTATCAATACCAGTTATTAATGACCCCACCCCAGTTTGTCCCAACGAAGTCCATACTTGATAAGCATTACTGATATAAAATGTATTATCAAACCCAATCAAAGCATTATAACTTCCGTTAAAAAATCCTTGCCTCCAATCTGGAAGAACGCCACCCATATTAAAGTTTGTATCACTAAAAGTGTTAGGGGTTGATGGGTCTATATATACACTAAAATTATTACTAATACCCATACTTGTATTGAATAAACCAGTTAATAAGATTTGAGAATAGGAGGTAGGTTTGATTGTATAAACAGAGGCGTTGATTTGATTATTCGCCACTTGAAACCAACCACCCAAAGTGAGGTCATAATAAGCACAAAAATTAGCGGAATATGGTGTTGTATTAATACCAACTTGCGTAAATTCCCCTCCAATATAGGTGCGTCCATTTCCGCTGTCGTTGTATATTGCATAAACCTTCGCATTTGCCCCACCTTGAAACTCGTTGTAAAATTGACTTCCACCAGCACCATAAGGGTTGGTTATTTCCGCTATATAACTCAAAGGGACTGCTCCACTACTCTTTGAAGTAAAATTACCGCCAATACCCAGATTTCCATTTATATCTGCTATAGCATAGACATCTGTTCCACTTTGAACCCCATAATTAAAACTCACGCTGTCAAATATAGGGTCAAAAAGATAAGAGGACATACTAACCCTCGTAATACTATATTGTGGTGTAGCATTCACTCCATTAACATCTATCACATTAATAAAATTACCTCCAATCCACATATAACCGCCTTGATAGTAAAAGACCAATACTGAGCTTGTAGAACCAGAAACCGAAAATGAATGTATAAGGGTGTCAATTGTGCTGTTCCAAACTTGAATTGACCCAGTTGCGTCCGCCAACCATATAAAATCATTACTATCTCTACCAAAGGCGGTATATCCGCTGAAAACAGATTGTCCGTAATCCACCCAACTATTCGTATTCGTCAAACCTAAATTAGTAAGGGTTAGACGCTGATTAGTTGTCTGTGGTAGAGGGACACTAATAGTGTTAAGATTGTTATTTGTGATTATTGTATCTGGATAGTATTTTACATTAAAAAGATTAGTTGTTAGACTTGTCCCAACATTTGCCGTTTGGTTTATTACAACACCATTAGCATTCCCTCCAGCACCAATAAGATTTAATGGAGCAGACCCCACCGACCCAACTGAAAGTGCTGTCGCTCCTACTGATTTGAGGATAGACGTCGGTTGTATTATAACCTTATCAGCGTTGGTTTCAATACTAATACTCGTATTGAATAGGTTTGCCTTTGTTGTAGGGGTTGCTTGAACTGCTGAAGTAAAACCGAGATTTCCATTCATATTTGCTTGATTTGAACCGCTTGAGAGGGTGATATTACTTGTTGAACCAGTAATGCTTTGAGTGCCGAGATTGAGGGTGGATGTGAGAGGATTTAACACAGACACGATAGGAATAGATGCTGTCCCGGTAATGCCGATATTTGAGCCTGCGGTGATTGTAGTCGGAATACCTTGTGGACCCGTTGCACCCTGTGGACCTGTTGCACCTTGTGGGCCTGTTGCACCTTGCGGGCCTGTTGCACCTTGCGGGCCTGTTGGGCCGCCTGCAGGTCCCGTTGGTCCCGTTGGTCCGGTTGGACCAGTCGGTCCTGTTGCTCCTGAACCAGAAGAACCGGATGTATCTTTACAGCATAGTCGTGTATTTAAATATGAAGAATATGAACTATAGTATGACATTATATATATCTGTATATAATATAAAATAAAATAAAATAATATATTGTCATACTATTTTATTTTATATTTCCGTGACTCAAAGAATATCGGGGTCATCGCTATCATATGCACTCGCATTATCTCCCTTATCACTCGGTGATTCAAATACCTTTTGCGTGTATTTATCTAAATAGCGATACATACGATTAATATCTAGTTTTGACACTTCGTAGTTGTCAAGCATGCTATATATTTCTTCTTCACTATATAATTTTCGAAGATGTATAAAAAAGGAAAACATGTCTTTCTGGTCCATCGAAAGTTGCTGGCACAATGTTTTAATAAAAAGCGAATTGTTATATTCTGTGCTATATTTTGTCAACACTTTTGTGAAACGAACTTCGGGTGGATTAAACTTGGGTTTTTTCGTAAATTCAGGATACTCATGGTATATTTTATTATTATAAAAGGTTTTTATAAGCGAACTCATTTCATTGAATTGCCACGCCTGATTTTGAAACGTGATTCTATCAATGTAATCCGCGAAACAAATATTATCTAATACTTTCTGATAAAAGGGCACCGCAATATCCTTGTCATATTTGCCCAGAACGTCGATTATATTTTCATGCCATAGTAGTGCAATCGTTGTTCTATCGGTTTCATTCATGAGAACCTTGTGCTGCTCTATGGGATAGTTGTTGTTAATCAAATGTTGTGTCAGTTTTTTGCTGTCGTCATTATAGCTTTTCGTCTGGAAAATAGTGCGAATAATATCATTCTGTAAAATATTGGTTTGTTTACTCGCCATATCGCATATTGACACCATCTTGCGCAGGTCGCCCTGAATAAATGAAACAATATTTTCATTCAATGTTTTTTCAAAATTCAAATGAAGCGTTTTTAAGATCGTGCACACTTGTTCATTTGTCGGCGTCTTCAGTTCAAAAGTATGGCAAACTTTCATCAATTCTTTTATTTTTTTATTGATTTGATAGTTACCGATACAAATAATCGGATTAAATGAAACCTCTTCTACCTTTTGTTTTTTCGTCTTTTTAGGTCGGATTAATTTTATAAGCGAATTTATTCCACTTTTGTCGCCGTTATTCATTGCGTCGATTTCGTCCATCACGATGACGATTTTTTTGACTTTTTTATCGAACATTGACATGATATTTTTGTCGGACATATTGTGTCGTGTAATCGTATCAATAATAGACTTGTTTCTTATATCGCCTGCATCGTATTTAATAATATCGTAATTCTGTTCGCGCAGAAGATTTGTGATAAATTCTGTTTTACCTGTGCCTGGGTTTCCATAGATATAAAGACCACGCTTTAATGTAATATCCTTTTTATTCTCTTGGAAATCTTTCAATATTAACTTTATTTTATCGTAGGTTTGTTGTCTTCCAAGAATCTCGTTCATGTCTATTTTTATTGTATTCATGGCTATGGTGTGTTTGTGTTTGTTTTGTTAGTTGGTTGGTTAGTTATATACGTATAGTTATTATTATATGGTTATTAATATTTCAATATAATAACTTATTGTAATTTACTATATGTATTACTATATGTATTACTATACGAATAGATCTTATTAAAATACAAGAAATGTTTCTATGTTGATTTGCAAATGTAATATGATTATCCGTTATACTTATTTATATATTCTATTTTCTATTTATTCTCACATTTCTCTCGCTTCTCTCATGATTTACATCTCTTAGTCTCCACCTGTAAACATGTGTTCATGTGTTCATGTGTTCAGATAGTTAGGGTCTTGTGTTTGTCTAGTTGTGGATGTATATCCGGAACTTTCTAATGTAAACATATTCCCTAACAACATCCCAATATTTTTATCAGGTTCATTTCTTTGTTGGCTTACTAGCTGAGAATTATTTGTAATACCATCCCACGTCAATCCATTTTTTAATGCATAATCATATTTTGTCTTTTTGGTAGGCAATTGGTATGCAAAAAAAGAATTAACATTTCTATTTCCACCCGTATTACTCTTGTGTATATTTGGAGAACATTTTACATATCCTTCTTTTGTTTTAGATAGCTTCCAATAGTCAGGACACTGACTTGTCATAGGTGCCCATATTTTTTTCTTATTGTTTTCGCGCAATATGAGAATAGTAGTAATCGGTATTAAAAATAGAAAAATAATTGCAGCGACAAGTATTAATGTCTTGCGAAAATTTAGTTTAATATTTGCGGTTTCCATTTAGTTGTAGTAGTTGTAGCGTCTGCTCTTATTTAGTAATATATTGTAATGTTATATTTTAATATTGAACATTCATATTAAAATATTATATTTTTTGTTTTTTTGTTTTTTTGTTTGAAGTAAATAGAATTATTACGTCGCGGGTTCAGGTTTGCAAGATGTTCTATAGTCTTCATTGTTTGTTACACCATCCCATAGAATTTTTCCACCACAATTTGTTTTTTGCGTTGTCCATACGTATTTATCTAAAAATACGTCGCATGGTTTTGTTAAGGCTGAGTTATAAGTATAATCACGTGGCATGGTTTTACTATTGCATGTCCCCCAATTGGTTACATTTTGTGGAGGTTTACACGATACGATAGTTGCACCTTTGGCATCATTTTTTGAACTTAAAGTCCAATAATCGGGACACGATGCTGGAATAATATTGTATTTCCTTTTCTGCGATTCATAAATGAAATAACTAAAAACCGCAAGTAACAATACAAATATTATCGACGCCACTATTAATACTACGCTATTAAATGACATTTTTTGAGAGAGAGAGAGAGAAGGGTGAAATATATATACTATAAATATATATTATATAATAAGTTGGTAACTAAAGTGTTAAATTATCTAAATGATATTTTGTTATTTTGTTCACATCGATTTTATAATTTATGATAGTTTATGATAACTGATATATTTAGTATAGTATAGTATTTCGAATAACAATAAAGAATAAAAAAGAATAAAAATAAAATAGTATTATTATATTATAATAGTATCGCTTCACACAAGTATTCTAAAATGGCTTCTATATCATCTTCATCAAATATAGGATTATGTGGTAACCCAAATATTCAAAATGTGTCTACTAAAAATGTATCCAATGGTCGAGTCGATATTATGGAACCTCCCCCTGATATTCGTTTCTCAATGTGGGACAAAATTCCTGTAAACCAGGTTACAACATTTCGCGATGCAATGACCGGAAACTGGATTGACAATGATGTTAGTAATACATTCTTTAGTGCAGAAAATATACAAATCATTCAAAATACACTTCGCGCTGAAGTGCATAGATTATCGGATGGTCAGTATAATATCGGGCAACAAGATAATGACCAGCTTAAAATAATTATGCGCGCTCTATATCTCGAAAGTGCCGTAAACTTGCCAAATAATGTAAGAGAACAAGTGGCTGCATTAAACAGGTTTGTTGTATCTCATTGTGTTCCTAAATTAATGAATGAAATCAAGGCGTATTTGAAATATAAACGTGATGCGAGTAGTATGTATACTATTATGACATGGCCGACTTATGATAATGTCAAGGGCAAGACACTTGAACTGAATCCGTGGTTTTAAAGGTGGGGGTGGGTTGGGTATACAGAAACGTATTTTATATTTTTACGGAAATAAAAATATAAAAATATAAAATCCATTACCTAATTTAGTTTGCCGTGTTTCTTAATGTGTAGCAATTGGTCCCAATGTTTTCTTTGCTTTTGTGTTCGGTTTTGTGTTCGGTTTTGGTTTTGGTTTTGATTTTGCACTTGATGTTCCGGTCGCGGTTCCTCCTTCTTCACCAGCAGATCGTTCTATAAACTTGCCGTATTCTTCCTCCAATTCTGCTAAATCATCTTGCCACAGATTTTCTGTTGTTTTAGATTCAAGATACGCCAATTCTTTTTCTTTCTTTTCCTTTTCCGCGCTGATCTTTTCAACATTCTCCTCTGATACGCTATCCATTGGAAGTTTTAGCAAATACTTGTATCCTGCAGAACCCGTGTCACCATCACCACCATCATCGCCTTGCTGCATATCATATTTGCGGTCTTTCAATATCTGCACCATCATTGCGGTCGTTTTTCTGCGCAAGTCGATTGTGTCGTCCAATATTTCGCTAATATATCTCGCGCGATTTGATAACACAAGTAGTTCCTTCCTCAGCGCGTCTAAGAGATACGCCTTTCGTTTCTGGTAATACTCGATACGAACCGGATAATAGTCGTCCACGATTTCTTCAGGTGTATTGTATTTCTTAAGCTTCTCATTCGCATCAAACATATTCATATTGGTCGTTGACTGCGTCGTATATAATCCAAGACATTTCTCCAGCATCGTGCATCCATGTTCTACAACCTTGTCGTGATATGTTGCAATAATATTTGGCATCATCGTCAGCGTAATATCCACTATCGCATCTGTGCTCATATCGTTGTAATCTTTCACAAGCTGGATGGCGGCTGCGGATGCACTTCCTCCTGCAGCGTCGCTGCTCTTCTTTGCAACCGGTTCAATTAGTTGTTCGATGAATTTCTTGTAGTCTTCTGTCCATGTTCCGACCGGTAACTCCGTAATCCGGATTTTCTTATCATCCAGAATCGTATAGCAACCTTTGATTAGGTATTTTGCAGGGGTGCTGGTGGTGCTGGTGCTGGTGCTGGCGTCTACTATACGCTCAATCGTTCCCTTGAAGTTTTTGTAATACGGGTTGATGGTGGGTGCTGGCGTCGATGCGGATGCAGGCGTAAGTTTGTATTTAATATAGTCGATGATTTCTTGCGGGTTATAGCACATAATATCGGTGCTAAATCCGGTTCCAATGCCTTTCACGCCATTCACCAAAACCATCGGAATAATCGGCACATAGAATATAGGTTCAACACTTTGTCCATCGTCGTCCAAATAAGTAAGCACCGCGTCGTCTTCCGCGCGAAATATGAATCGTGTTATCTTGTTCAGTTGCGTAAAGATATACCTTTCACTAGCAGAATCTTTCCCGGCTTGAAGCCTACTACCGTACTGACCATTGGGTTCAAACAAGTTGATATTGTTACTGCCGACGAAATTCTGCGCCATTCCGACAATTGCGGCATTCAAACTTGCTTCACCATGGTGATACCCCGAATGTTCCGAAACATAACCGCTAAACTGCGCGACCTTGATTTCAGTCTTGAGATTCTTCTTGAATGCAGAGAAGAGAATCTTGCGCAACGAGATTTTAAGACCATCCATACCATTCGGGATAGAGCGATCGCAATCATATTTCGAAAAGTGTATCATCTCGTCGTGAATGAATTTCTCGTAGGTGACACTCGGTTGCAATGTGTCCAAATATCTGTCGCGTGAATAGGTAGACAACCATGTCTTGCGGTCATCTGCACGTTTTTTGTTAAAGACCATATCAATCGCGTCATTGCATACATCACCGCTGTGCACAAAATCGACGATTTTCTTGTGTTCAAAATACTCCTTGAACTCCTTGCCTGTGCTTGTTCCCAAACCTTTATAATATTTTACATTCCATCCGGTGGTGTTGGCTGCGGTGCCTCCTGCAGTCGTTCCTCCTTCCTTCCATGCGCGATACTCGCCTTCATTATAAAAGACCTTCTCTTGTGTTCCCTTTTTCGCCTTCAAAATCGGCGTATTCATGAACCCAATAAATCCGGGAATTTCAGCAAGAGACGGCCATTCGCTTTGAAACAGATTGATCCCAAGTCCTTTGATATGCGACCCGTCCAAATCCTGGTCGGTCATAAATATGATCTTTCCATATCGAAGACGATACTTCACGTCATCGGGGGTGTATTTTCGACCCACTTCAAGACCAAGAATCTGCTTGATTTCTTTGATTTCGTTATTTTCGGATATTTTTTTGACTGCTTCGCCGCGTGTGTTCATGATTTTGCCTTTCATCGGATAAACACCGATAGTGTTTCTGTCTTCGCGACTGAGGCCCGAAACAATTCCCGCCTTTGCTGAATCACCTTCGCATAAGATAATCATGCATAGTCCGGATTTATCAGTTCCCGCAAAGTTCGCATCGACTAGTTTCGGAATTCCGCGAATCGTCCGTGTCTTTGATCCATCCGTCTTTTTCGCTGCCTTGTTTTCCTTTACTGCAGTCAATTCGCATGCGGCATCCATCACACCCATCTTTGCAAGTTTCTCGATAAAGTCGTCGCTTACTTTACACGTCGAGCCGAATGCAGACGACGCCGTTCCCAGTTCATCCTTGCTCTGGCTCGAAAACGACGGATTTTCAATATCGCATCGCAGAAATAGCGCGAGTTGTTCTTTGATGGTTGTCGCCTTGACGTCGATCTTCTTCTTGTTTTTAATAAACTCCGTCAACTTGCGCACGATTTGGTTCACAATATACTCGACGTGTTTGCCACCTTTCTGTGTATAAATCCCGTTCACAAATGAGACGTGCTGGAATTCGCCACTTGATGAGAGGGCGACGACATATTCCCAACGAGGATCTGGGCTTTCATAGATTCGCTTTGTTTCGCCCTTCGCGCCAATATAGAGATCGATATACTGCTGAAAGTGTTTAACTGCGACCTCATTTCCATTATACCTGACTTTGACGGACTTGTCGGTGATGGCTGCAATATCGTAAATGCGTTTCTCGAAAAGTGCACGCATGTCCGCAGTGAGCTTCGAATTCTCAAGACCAAATCGTGCATAATCGGGGCGAAACGAGACTTTCGTATATGGTTTCGCGGTAGATTTCGTAATTTTTGGCGGACAGATTTCTTCCAGATTGTTTTTAAATTCTTGGATATATTTGAGACTACGTGTATGGTCAATCGTCTCGACGCATCCCCATGTAGACCAGATGAGAACGAGCTTGAATCCGAAGCCGTTCTTTCCTCCGACGATTTTCTCTTTCTTGTTTTCGTCATAGTTTGTAGATGTGCGCAGGTGACCGAAAATCATCTCGGGAATCCATAGCTTGTGTTCCGGATGTTGCGCGACATCAATGCCGTTGCCGTTGTTTGTGATTGAAATGACGCCGTCCTCGCTGATATCAAAGTCGATATAGGTAACAGGCAAAGCATTGGGCTTGCCATCTGCAATTGCCTGTGCTTGGCGGACATAGTGGTCGCGACTATTGACTGCACCTTCATCGAATAACTTGTAGAGACCAGGGATGTAGCTAATCTCGCGCTGGATGATGGAAGACGTCGCGGCATCGTAAACATACGTTTCTGTTTGTGTCATGTCAACGGAGCCGATATAAGTGTCAGGTTTTTTGAGAATATGTTCCTTGTCGGACATTTTTTGATACTTGTTGAGTTCGGCAGCAGATGCGGTCGCGGACATGGACATTGCAGACATTTCTTGAACAATAGTATTTTCGATTTCTTCGGGGGTTGCATCGGGGTTTATACTGGTCAATTTCTTAAGGAGTTTTTTAGGAGCTTTGGAATCTTTGGTAGCCATGGTTGGATGAATAGGTTGGTGGTTTTGTTGTTTGGTGATTTCTCGATACTATATTATTTGTTGTATTTATTTTATATCAATTTTATATATTGTTTAATCATAGTAAGTAACTCGAACAAAAAATAAAATAAAATAGAATGCCGGTTGATTTTTTTTTAAAGCCGAAATGTTGCCCACCAAAACCATTAAAGAAGAATATTTATAATCCGGAAGTTCTTTCGAAGTTTCCATTGAATATTCGAATTGCACACCAAATCGTTACATCAGTGGGGACACATAACCAATGTTATACAAGAGTAAACGTTCCACTGAATGCGTATGGAAAATGGGCCGGTGCACCGGGAGGTTCGGGACCGGGTGTTTCATCCACTATGAATTATGTGCCGAATACAAATACTTCCGGTTTGGGTCCGAAGATTGGTGGTCCAGCAACTATTAATCAAAATGGATAATGTTATTTATATTTAGCAATAATTAGCCACGATTAAATTACATCAAAATAATATTTTTTTCTCATTCTTTTTTATAGACAATAGACAAATGCACGGAAGTTATAAAAGACGGCCTGATGGCAAATATACTATCGGTGGAAAAGTATTCGAAAGACTTGTTGGATCTCGCGCCCAAGTGTGGCATCAAACTGCTTATAAAACAAGTGGTGGATTGACTCGTACTCAGTTGGTGATGAACAAACATGGTCGCGTTGTTTCTGCAAAGAAGCACGCGACTGCCAAACGTGAGAAAAGATTAGTTAAACATGGCTACACTGCAAAGAAGGGCAAATTCGGCGCGGTGAAGATAGGCGCCGCTAAGAAGACTCGCAAGTCTCGCAAGTAAAAAAGACGAGAGAAAGGAGAGAAACGAGAGAAACGCGTAATTATAATTCATAAATAGATATTCATACAGAATTAATATTTTTATACAAATGCATAAAAATATTAGTAAAAACCTTGCACTTTCGTCGCGTTATTCATCTTCTTCTGCGCTTGAATGTTACGTTTTTTTTGCTTTGAGGTTTTGTTCTACGATTAGATTTTGTATTTGTTGTTTTCTTATATTTACGATTAGGATGCTGTTTACGTTTATGTTTATTTTTACGTGTTCGTGCATTTTTGGAGTATCTATTATTATTCCTTGTTTTTGGTTTTGATTTTGTTGTTGATGCTTTAGGTGAACCACCGCCTTGGCCTTTGCCTTTGACTTTTCCTGTGACTGAAGGCGAAGTAGAAGAAACAATTCTTCCTTTTGCCTTGGATGCTAATTTTGATTTTGTTTGTTCTGCTGCTCTTGATCCTGCTGGTGCTGTTTGGGTTTTTTCTTTTTTAGACAGAAGTTGTGCAGCTTCTTCTATAGCAGCTTGTCGTGCAGTTTCTTGTATGGCAGCAGCTTGTTGTGCAGCTTCTTGTCGTGCAGCTTCTTCTATGGCAGCAGCTTGTCGTGCAGCTTCTTGTATACCAGCAGTTTGTTGCCTAGCTTGAATAATAGCAGCTTGAACTACCCCCGGATCCATAGGTAAATAATTTTTTAACAAAAATAATAGTTTAGAATATTTCTTAATATTTTCTACACATACATCACGTCTTAGATCAACGGGCACTATACTTAAATTATGATAAAACATAATCATTTCTAATAAATGATAAATCCAATACTTGCATTGACCGGGATCTTGTTGTAACAACACTTCAAATTTATCTCTATCAACTTTTTCTCCTTCAAAACACATACTATCTTGAGCAATAAATCTGGGTATAAGTTCACCATCACGTTGGTCTGGTGTTGCTTGTAATATTTTTGAAACAAAATCAGTAACTATCCAATCAAGTTGTTGAAGTTTATAATTCATTCTATTTTCTTTTTTAGTTCTTCCACCATGAGTAGCAGTCAATTCTTGTTTTACTTCATGATCACATTTTTTAGTTAAAATACTAAATTTATCTGTTAATCGTTTAAGTAAAAGTTCATATGCTCTTGGTTGTAATGCATCTTGTTGAAGTAAATCGTAAAAAGCAGATTTTCCTGTAGAAGGGTCAGGGCACCTCATTAAATGTTGTAAATTTTGAGAACTAAGAAATTGAAATGAAAGAACATCAACATCAGGGGTTTGTTCGGACGGACTTATGAAAGAATATGTTACTTGTCTAGTATCAAGTAATCTATTTCTATATGTATCAATACCATGATAAAGTTTATCATTTCCATAGTATGTTCCTAGTGATGGTAAGGTTTCGAGATTGATTCCACAATATAATAGTCTATCATAAAGTATTTTGTCTTTTAAATAACTTAGAGACGAATATCTCAATTTTTCTGGGTCTATTAAAGTGAAATCAACACCTAAAAGAGAATAACATTCAGCATGCATATTCCTAGAAAGTAACTCATAAAATAATATTCTTGTGAATAAAGAAATCTTACTCCATTCAGATTTAAATTTTACTCCAAAAATAGACAATATTGCATAGATACAAAATTGACTTTCTGCTGAAACTTTTAATCCTTCAGCAGTAGCTGGATTCGCTTTGGCTCTATCTGTAAGATTTTCACTCTTAATAACAACAACCGGTTGAAAATGCATAATTTCTGCAAATGCAGGGTTAGAAAAAATTAAAAGAAGTGGTTGTAAATCTGTTAGTAAAGTAGAAGGTGGTTGTAACATACGAACAAATCCTTTTAAAAATGTTTCACATGCTTGAACAGATGTTAAAAATTCGCCTCGTGATTTATAAGCCAAGTCTTCAGCCTTAACTTGTTGTTTTAGTTGAAGGAACATGGCTAGAATACCACGTTCTTGAATAGAATTTAAGAATCCGACTCCAGTCATTATAATACGTTGCAAAACATCTTGGGGAAGTCCTTCAGCTTGAAACTCAGCTTGTGCTTGTCTAGGGACTAGATCCCGAGCAAGAGGAGTATGAATCCTTAACATATCCATACATTTATCTTCTAATGATGTTAAAACATTTCTAGCACCAATTGCTGGGAATCTAGATGTAGATGTAGGTGTAGGTAGTTCAGGAACTCGTGAATAAAAAATAACATCCATACCAGGGCTATAAAGATGCAACAACTGAACAAAACATGATGCATAAGCAGTCATAATATTATCTATTTCGGTGCTTAACAACTTAAATGCTGGATTATAACCATAGTTTATAACACGACCCAATATTTCAAGCATAGTAGTTATTTCTCGTCTTTGTGGTGACCCTTCCGGATATAAAAGTCGTTGTTGAAATTGAAGTAACTCTGTGTCAATTTGTTGTCTTTGTGGTGACCCTTCCGGATATAAAAGCTGTTGTTGAAATTGAATTAACTCGTTAATACGTTGTCTTTCTGGTGACCCTTCCGGATATAAAAGTTGTTGTTGATATTGAAGTAACTCAGAGTCAATTTGTTGTCTTTGTGGTGACCCTTCCGGATATAAAAGCTGTTGTTGAAATTGAAGTAACTCGTTAATACGTTGTCTTTCTGGTGACCCTGCTAGATATGGCATTTGAAGTAACTCATTAAAATGAAAAAATAAAATACTTGCACATATGGCGATTCTTTTTAATTCTTTATTAATTTTTTGGGTAACAAATGCACGATTTGTAAAATTTTCAATACTAAATAGTGTAAATAAAATATCAAATAATACTTTAATCGGTGAAGAGAATCCTTGGTCGGTGCTCATGGAATATCTACTTATTCTATCTGCTATTGTATCTCTGTTTGGGACTATTTGTGTCGTAACAACACCTCCTAAAGATGTATCAGCATAACCACTACCAAAAACATAACCGGCTATTTTTTTTATATAGTCACCTGATGGCATTTTAGGAACGAGGTCGCATGGAGCAAGGGATGATTTTGGAACACGATTAAGGTCGCGTGGAAATTGTTGGAGAAACTGAGTAAGCACTGGATCTACACCATGTTTAACATTTATTTCATCTAAAAATGATAATGCATCACATGAATTTCTTGCGGAAGAAAGTTGAAAGTCGCCACCCACTAGTGACATACCAATAACTACAAGCTCTCTTAAAAAAAATGCTGCATCTGGATTCTGAGACGTGCAAAAATTATCAACTATTCCTTTAATACCAAGCTGAGTACACAATGTAATAAACATTAAAATTGTTTGAACAAATTCAAGTTCTAAACGACTCAATCCCGCAAAAGTCAATGTATAATCTGAGTCGGATGGTAAATTTAATAGTTTCACCATTTCATTTAGTAAAGGTATAGCTGTTATTTCACCACCAAGAGCAGCAATAACTGCAGGGTTACTTGCGACAGGTTGAGTAATGTAACTTCTTAAAACATCACCCAATTTATATATCATTCTACCACCGCATAATGAAACTTGAAGTTCTAATCCAAATCCAGATGACCTCAATATTTGAATAACTTGACTAATTTGACTCATAATAGGATTAAATGTATTAAGACCGGAGCCAGAATCATCACCATCAAATAGTTTTTTATATGCCAATGTCTCACCTGTTTGTGTTGTATCAACAAGACTTGCTACTAAATTATGTAAAGCAGTAATCATATAACTTCGTTTTGATTGAAGTTGTGGGTCAGCAAGTAGTTCTAAAAAAGTTTTAATAATCTCTATTAAATTTTTAAGTGCATCGCTATTAAGTGGAGTGCCTGCTATCATTTTAAATAATGTAACATCGATATCCGGCATAGCACATAAACAATTAAAATCTTTTGCACAAGCTTTTGATAAAAGAGCAAATAATAAATGTAAACAATAATTTTGAGGTGTTATCCTTAATCTGCTAGCGAACTCCGCCCTCACCTCCTCGGGTTGGAGTAGCGCCAGAATGCGTCCGCGCTGCGTATCGTCAAGATACTGGATATTGTGGGGAAAGTGGTGCATATTGCTACCATCTTGAGACACAACAGACACACCAAGCTCCAGTAAGAGTGGAGTCATTGCATTTGGGTCCACGTGCTTGGACTTATCCAATAAATAGTGCTCGAAACATTCGCGTGTCACTCCTGGTATTTGTGGTTCAAATTCTAAATGTTCCATAGCTACTACACGAAAGGTAAGAAGTGTAAAAATATTTCCATTCAATTTGAGCCTTACATTCCAAACCATATTTGCAGCAGTAGGCATAGTGCAGTCTACATCTGTATCGGGAAATCCAGCTGGAGTTGTAAATTGACTACAAGTAAGTTCATGAATTTTAATTTTCATACCACCTATTTTAGGTTTAATACTGCGTGCTACTACATCTTTTGTAGCAATTCCATAAAATGAAAGCATTGGAACTAACATATTTTGTCCTAACGTTGCTACTATATGCTGGTTCCCGTATACTCGTATACCTGGAGCTTGTTCTATCATATATTCTTGCAATTCATGAAAAAATTGTTCACTATTCTCAGTTATTTTTGTTTTTAAAACACTCATAAATTTGCTTAACTCTGTTAGCTGTGTTCGTAAGTTAGGTCCACCAGGAGCTGTAGGAGTAGACACTGAAAATTGTGATTCCGCACTAACACTAGACACACTATCATCATTTGCATCTCCTAGTGGAGGCAATGCCATAAAGTCTCTTTCTTCAACATTTGTTTCAACATCAGCCTTAGCATCATCTATATCTTGTTGTAAATCAGAACGAATATCATGTAAGTCAAGTAAGCTTACAGCTGTTACAACTTCTTGTGGCCATTGTCCAGGTGTTGTTTGGATTGAAAATAAAGCAGTAGCCGCACTCAGTCCCCCCGGTGATAATGGTGGCTCTGGCTCACTTCCTTGACTCATTTAATTAATTTATAATATGATAATAACGGAACAATAATATAATAATATATATACTATTATTATATTATAAATACACATAACTATGCCTTATTCGAACTACAAATTACAAACTACAAATAATTCCACCATAGTGTCCCATTCTTTTCTGTTAAGTATTCGTTATAGTTATCAATAAAGAATTTCTCAAAGTATCGCTTGCTTACTACCATTTTATTACACTTGTATCCCCATTTGCAGTAAAAGTCATATATCGTATGAACAGGGAAAGAAATAGGTAACCCCGTTATTGTTATGGGTGGAGTCGTTGTTGTTACTGCAACTGCATCTTTATTCTTATGTTTACCTTTTAAACACGTTACAGAATTCTCACTTCCACCCACCATATTCATTTTTTTAAATTCTTCAATACATGCTAAAATTTCTTGTTTTTTGTCCCATAGTTTGCATCCAATATTCATCAAATATTTGTCTTCTTCGATGCAAATATCGGGCAAAAAGTGTCGAATGAACCCTAAAATAGTTTGGTCTGTAATCGTTTGCACATTTTTCTGATTTCCGTGGTATACATTTCCATAGTTTAAAAACAGCGTTGATAATTCATCAATTTCAAGTTCGATTTCGCTATGATTGCATGTAATATTTTCATTCCAGAAGGACATGAATTTTCCAACAAGTGGCAAATGTTTGCTCGTTACATTTAAAAATATTTCTTGTGTATCCTGAGTTTCGGTAGGCGCAGGTGTGATAGCACTAGCCACGTCGGATAAACTTGTTTGCATTTGCATTTGCATTTGCAATGGTTCACACACCCACTCAAAACGTTTCATAAGGTGTTTTTTAAGAACATTTGTAAAAAATACATTCGGTATTTTCTCTTCTTCAATAAACAACTTCCATAGGTAAAGCATATTTTTCCATGTAATACGTGCACTGGCATTTTGACATGGTTCCATCGTTGTGGATATAAATTTTGTCATTATTTCATCATCGGTGATATCTTTCAAATAAAATGCGTGTTGACGTATCGCGTGGTCTTTGCATTGTTTTTCAATAAATAAGTCAGCGCTATTAAATCGCGTAGAATAATGTGCTGCGACACAAAACAAGTCAAGCATACTTTGTTTTTGAATAATATTTGACGAATTATATGTAGATGGACTTTTCGGAGTAGAAATACCACTTGATGATACAAGGTTTGTGTTTAGATTAGAAAGCGACGAAAGCGACGACGACGACATCGAATGCGAAAGGCCGATTTTAATACCTTCGTTGTGTGTATAAAAAGGAAACGAAATAATATTTTCAACTACGTCAATAATGCGGCACTCTTCGTATTTGTGTTCATAAAATTTGAACTTGATATGATTCATCATATTGGGCGTCCCAAAAAGTGCATAACTTTCCTCACTAAGGTCGGAAATAAAATGTTTCGTTTTCGACGGGATAAAATATGTATTTGTATTTTTTCGAAGAAGGATGTCACCAATAATAGTGAGAAAATATTTTGCACTATCCTTGTTTTTGAATATAAACGGCGTAAGTGCGTTTAAAACGCGCTGAATTGTTTCGGATTCAGGTATAGACGAAAGAAGGTCACGTTCTTTTATTTTCTTGATAATACTATTCTTGATCTTATATTTCCAGATGGAAAGTTCGGAATTATGTTGGTCGGTAATCGTGGTTCTTATATCGTGCTCGATTTCATCCTCGTTGATTATTTTGTATGTGTTATGCTGATAAACAAAAAAAAGGTCGATGCTCGGGTTATAATAATATGCAGAACTATTAATAAATTCGCGTATAAATTCGTCGGATGTTTCTTCAAGAGTTTTACGGCGTTCTTCGCGCATATTTCGTTCATCGCATTTTTGCTGTAATAGTGTAGGTAGTGTTGTTTTTATATGCGTATTCAATTTTGTTTTAAGATATTCATCGTCTGCGTATTTTTGGTATAGTCCGCGGACGACATCAAGTAGTTCGTCGCATTCGCATTCGCATTCTGTTGAGGGGGTCGATGTAGGAGCCTTCTTTGGTCCAATTTTTGGAGATAGTTTAGATTTTTCGTGAGATGGAGGAGCAGACATTATATTATATGAAATTGTGTATGTAGTGATAGTATATGATATAGTTTTATATTTATATCTATTATATTTATTATATATGCCGCAAAATCTATTAAAAATATTTTGCGATATATATAAATCACCGCGTCAACAATAAGAATAAGAAGAAGAACAACGCCCATGTCGGAAAATTTCGTCTATACATCTACACTAACACCTATGACCAAAAGCAGTAGATATATTATTGCAATACACGAATATTCGCGTGCAAGTGTAAATTACGATATGACGTGTTATTTTTATGTTGAAAAAAACGAAAACGAAAACAATACAAAAAGAGTTATGTTTTTTGGAAATCGAAAAAGCGAAAACTTCAGTGAAATTAGTTTTTCATTTTCGTATTTAGATCACGTAAATATAGATATACTCGTCAACTTTCTAAAAAAAATATTGAACAAAGATGGAAATACACACACGCTTCATCTGTATATAGTTGAAAATGATTTTTTCAATATAGCAAATAGCTCGTTAGAGCGTATAACATTTAAATATATAAGTGGACTTGAGAAAAATAATATTTTGAAACCAATAACAACATATAATGATAATAATATAATGTTATTTGATGAGATAAGTTTTCTATTACAATTTATTATAAAAACAGATGACGTAACCATTGACTTTGTATAGTGCGGGTGGGGTTACTACGATGTTATTGCTTATTCTTTTTTGTATTTCTATTTTTGGTGACTTGTTTTGTGCTCTTTTTATTTTTATTTTTAAGCATCTTCATGAACATTTTCATATCTTTTTTATTATATTTTCCGCCACCTAAATCATCAAAATCATTGGGTGGTTGCTGTTGCTGTTGCTGTTGCTGTTGCTGTTGCTGTTGCTGTTGCTGTTGCTCTTGCTCTTGCTCTTGCTGTTGCTGTTGCTGTTGCTGTTGCTGTTGCTGTTGTTGTTGCTGTTGTTGTTGTTGTTGTTGTTGTTGTTGCTGTTGTTGTTGTTGTTGTTGTTGTTGTTGTTGTTGTTGTTGTTGTTGTTGTTGTTGTTCGGCGTTATTAGGCAATGTTGGAGCGGATGCCGCTGATGGTATTGGAGATAGTGTTGGAGATGCAGGTGATGGTGATGGTGATGAAGATGAAGAAAAAATATCACTATCTCCTGATTTATAAACCGATTCCTTATATATTTTTAATGCATTGGGTGCGTCAGTATCCTTATCAGCCAAAACACAATTACATTCGACCCATGATCTTGTGGGTCGGTCTTCTAAATATTTTTCCTGATTTGCCCACTGAATATGTTTCTCGCAAAATTCTTTAGCAATAAAGGGTGCTCCGCATGCTCTTCCCCATATTGCCAAAAATCGGTTTTTTCTAAAAAGCTCGGACGAACCCACCTTGGCGTCAACTGCACCACGTGGTTGATTCGGTTTGGGTCTTGATGGGTCTGACATATATTCGCGTTTATCTTCATCATAGTGTGCACATATAGTGCGGGAACAGGGGTTACTTTCTTTGTCCAAATAAACGTCTTTATGGTCCGATATCATTTTTATGGCTACATTTTCATCAATTTTTACTCCCCCTGCTTTACACTGGCGCATAATTTCTTCAAGGCGTATACGTCGCGCACCCGAGTGTCTGCGTGAGTCATAAAAGCCATCGTTAGAGCATTCGATATTTCGAATACGCGGGTCATAACATGCGTTGAATCCAATAAAATATCCTTTACTTATTACCTCTTTTTTTACAAATCTTCTACCCAATTCAAGGCGCATAATTTCTTCTTTGGTGGTGTCTGTCTCTGTTTTTTTGACTTTTCCAATATACCATGTATTTGCATAGTCGCCGGAGTTATTCTCGCACAGAAAGGTAACATAGTCTTCAAGCGTTTTTCCATACTGCATTGCTTTTCTTGCACGGAAACAAATCGGCGCTTTCAATTCAAAAGAGTCAAATCCACCAATCGTTGTTTCTGTTCCTATAAAACCATGCGTAGTCATAAAAAAGTCGGTGCTGCTAAAAATACCACCAGGGAAAGTCTGCATAAGCATATCCGCGGATACCGAGCTTGGTGTTTCGCTTGTAGCAGTTTGTAAATTTAAAATAATATTGTCAAATTGTCCCGACATAAAGTCGTCGAATGTGATATGAGCACACACAATTTGTCCTCCTTTGGTATACTCTTCACCAATTGCCATGAATGCACTACATTTGTCGCCACTACCTAGTCCTAACATATTAGCAAAGGTCGCTGCAATTGTGGGCGTGGGCTTTTCGGGATTTGCTGGCGTTTCACTCGACGCTTCTGATTTTTCTTTTGATTTAACCGGTTTCTTGTAAGATGCGTTTGATAAAAATTCAGCATAAATGGGTTTTTCTTTTAGCTTGCTATATTCTGGTGTATCTAATAGTTTTTCTAAATGTGGAAAAATGTAGAAAAGAGAGACGATTCCGTTTAGTAGGAAAATAACTTTTGCATCGATTACGACAGAAGATTTTTCAAGAGGTGGTGGGGGTGAATTGGGGTCAGAATCAGAATCAGAATAAAATGAATCAGGTGTTAGCTTAATTCGCGGAGGCTCCGTCGAGGCTGTGATATTCTTTTTTGTTTCATCGGTTATTTTACCCTCTTTAACTGCTTTTACAACGCCGGCAGCAATACCTTTTATTTCTTCAACAATTTCTTCATATTTTGGGTCTAGTTCACTTTGCGACATAAACAAGTCCGCCATCATTTCAATGAAAAGATGAATAGTATAACCGGCGTGGTCGTAAACATAATAGGCGTATGTTTGAATAAATTTTATAATTCTATCTGCGAGCAACTCGCCGTGCGCCTCGCCTCGCTCTTTTGCCGTTCCTTTTACAGATACGTATATAAATCCTTCTTTTTCTTTTTCTGTTTTCCATCCATTTGCTACTTTGACTACTATATGTTCTTTTTGGGAATTAGATTCTTGTGAGGGTGCACTCGCTGGTGCAGTCGCTGGCGCAGTCGCTGGTGCAGTCGCTGGTGCACTCGCTGGTGCAGTCGCTGGTTTTGGTATTTGTTGTGGTAAGGGTGGTAGTGTTTCCATTATAATTATATGGTTGCTATATAGTTGCTATATTATTGCTATATTATTACTATATAATAATGCTATTATATAATATTGATATTAAATATATTTAGGCTAAATTGAATAAACAACATGAATAAATATTTTTATTAATACGCATAACTATTTAAAGATTTTTATTAAAATAAGGTATACAACTATATTTCAAATGAGTGTTTCATCTTCTGCTTCCGGGTCTACATTGACCCATCCCGACAATGTATTGACAATTAAGACTGTGCAAATCGCCCCCTTTCGAACACTTATGACTGCACTAAAGGATATTCTACTTGAGACAAATATATCATTTAAAAAGGATGGAATGCGCATCATCAATATGGACAAGTCGCATACGATGTTGGCACACTTGCATCTGCCTGCCGAAAATTTCGAATTATACGAGTGTGAAAAAGAAAAAATCATCATTGGTGTAAACATGTTTCATTTGTTTAAGTTGATTAACTCGATTGACAACGACGACACACTTACGATCTATATCGAGCGCAAAGATTACAACGACGGAATCGTCTCACATCTTGGCTTGAAATTTGAGAATGGTGATATTAAACAATGCAAGACTCAAAAGTTGCGCCTGATTGAGCCGGACTCGGATGAGCTCGAGGAGCCGAATGTTACATTTTCGTCTGTTATTAATCTGCCTTCTGCGGATTTCCAGAAAATCATTCGTGATCTTTCGTATATTTCGGAGAAATTGGAAATCAAATCGGTGGGGAATGAATTGATTTTTAAATGTTCGGGACAATTTGCTACTGCGGAGGTGCGGCGTGTAGAGTCGGATGAGAGTATGAAATTCATTCAAAAACAATCGTCGAGCAAAGTGATTCAAGGCGAGTTTTCGCTTAAGAATCTGAGTTACTTTATTAAATGCACTAATCTATGTAGCCAGATTGAGATGTATTTGGAGAATGATTTGCCACTTGTTGTGAAATATTATGTTGCGAGTTTGGGCGAGGTGAAACTTGCACTTTCACCATTGCCATCTTCGTAGTTATGTGACAGGAGTTGTGTTATGCATAGTCTGCAAAATAAATAATAATATTTTATAGGATTATTTATTTTTTTATAGTATTATTTATTTTTTTATAGTATATTTATTCATAACGTTACGCTTTTTATACCTTCGTATTTTTTTAGTATTTCTACCACCTATTGATGGGGCTGAACTAAGTGGTGATGGTGATGGATTAGATATTCCTTCCCATAAAGTTTTCCATGGTGTTTTTGATAATGTTCTATTAATAAAAGAACTTATGGTTCGTTGTAATTCATCAGTATATATATGTTTGTTTTTCGGATCATTTGCTTTTTCTGTTAAATGTCGAGCAATAGTAGTTAAATTATCTTTTAAAGATGAGGAACTTAAAACAATATTTTCTTTTTTACTATACTGATCAGAATCGACACTATCAAAAAATCTTGCTTCTATACTACTAGGGCTTTGATGATTATAATATAGAACTACTTTTTTACCACCGGGTTTAGTTTTAGTTATTATTTGAATACAATGTTCATAACGAATAATATCACTCATTGCCGATGTTCCACATTTTCCTAGCGATAATACAAAAGTTCCTACCTTAAACCTATCACGTTGTTCACCACAAAGCACACTAACATTATCGTAGTCTTTACTATTAAGAAGTTCTTTTGGTTCTAGTTTCATCCCTTTGGATATTTTTAACCCTTCATTACTAATAGTATCATCTTTTATTAATTTTTCAATAATTTTACTAGAAAATACTAATGTAGATAAAAGTCCCCATGAAGCTAAATGTGTATAGTCTCCAACATTAAAACGTTCAACAATTTTTGTAAACCCTTTTTCCATCAATTCATTATCACACGAAAATGCATGCCTAAATACTTTAAATTTATTATTACCTTTACTATAAAATAAAGACCATGTATTTGTATCTAATGCTTGATTAGATTCTGTCGTAAATAGTTGTGATGGTTTAGCAGGGCCATTCTGTAATAGTTGTTCTAAAAATTTTATCATAGTTCCAGAATGACAAACAACATAAACAACACCACCACTATTACTAATATCCGGTTTTTTTGGAAGGCTTTCATACCAACCCATAAAATCAGCTAATGAACCCGGTGGTGTTGATGGTTTATCCATACTACCTTGATCACGTATAGGTGATTCCGATGGGAATGTTAATTTTGTATCAGGGTTATCATTATAAGGAATATAACCTTTTATATTAGGAATTTCAATATTTTCATACATTAGAGTTAATTTTTTTTCCAAATCAGAATTAATTTTATCTGGATTACTAGTTACAGCATCTTCATTAATATCAACATCAATTAATATACCATCTGCTGATATACCATCTGCTGATATACTAAGTCCTATATCTTTTGGTTTATTCATATCAGAAATAAAAGCGTCATCAAATTGTCCACTGAAATGATTTATAGTTATACTAAATTTATTCGGTATTAATGATGACACATTAACAATACGTAATTTTTTTAAATATATTAAAAAACTAATAAATCTTATAAACTCATTTACTTGTTCTTTAAGTTCTCCAGGAATATCTGATGAAAAGGTGAGTAGTCCTTTTTCTCTTAAATATGGTGATATATACAGAATTAATTTTTTATTTCTATTACTTAAAAATAATAAAACTGCAGTCTCCCATGTTCTAAGTAATTCTGAAACATATATAAATAAAGGGAATGATACTACAGATGAACTTTCTTCTCCTTCTATGTCATATAAAGATGTATCTATACCTATTTTACTTTGTGTTTCGTTAACTAACATACTAACTATTCGATTTATTTTTTTATCCATTAGAATATTTACTATACATGAAATATTAAAGTTAGATAAAATGCAACTATCACTTGATGGATCAGTAGTATCTTCAATGTTAAATAAAAATAGTAATATTTTTTCATATACTAAAATAATTGATTCTTTATTTAATATTAGTTCTATATAATCTTTTGTTATTTTGCCACCATCTTTATCGTATAAACTTATTTCATACTTAATTTTATTTTTATCTGTAAATGGTTTTATAATAGCACATCTTTTAGTATAAACGCACGATAGTTTAATACAACCAAATGAATTTTTTGAAAAAAACGATTTACTTGGACTATTAGTAAACTCAATTGATATTAAGCTTTGTATATCTTTATCTATATCTGTGTCTAAAACTGAATCTGAAACTGAATCTGAATATAAAAATGGGTTTACAGACAACGCAGGTTGCATATTTTTTTGTAATTCTTTATCTTCAGATGGAATAACAAGCTTAACACCTTGAAAATTTACACTTTCACCAATAATATCTTTATTAAAACGTGAATCTATTTTACCACATGTTATCTCATATTTAAAATCATTTGGTTTTATTAATTCTGATGGTTGTTGTTCAATACCACATTTAACAGACAATCCTATTTTTCTTACATCCTTAGCAGAATTTCTAATACTATCATATTCATTTGAAAAGAAATATTTTATAGAATATATACCCCATATACTCAAATTTGTAGAATATTCTCTACTTCTACTACCTGCACTCGTCAAACCCGCTGCCTTATACATATTATCACATGAAAAACCATGTCTAAAAATTATTACACTATATCCCATATAATTTAACTGAAATGACCACATATTTGTTTTAATAGAATAATTATATGTTTCTATAAAACTATTACTTGGTAGTAGCATTCCATTGTTACTATTGGAAAAGCAATGAAATATTTTTTTTAAAAATTTTTGCATGGTATTGGAATGGGAAACAGCAAAAATAGGAACATTTTTGGGATGTTTTTTGATAGTTATTACCCATTTTAAATAGTTAAAAATATCAGGAAAGTAGTTAGAAAATTCCGTAAAGTCATGAAAATTTGATTGATCCATTTGTGTTAAAGCAAATGGTAAACTAACTTGTATGGGTTCACTCATTTTACTCATTTTATTATTATAACTAGTATATGGAAAACTTGACTTGTATCTATAAGGTGACGCATCAATTTTTTGCGTAGTATGATAATATATTTTAGAAATATGTTCAAGATTTTCTGTAGTAAGAACTATTTTATTAGCAAGATTTTGATTAACTTCTTTTTTTTTTTCATCACTAATTCCCGTATGACTTAAGTCATATTTAAAAACTATATTATCTGGTTCAGTTGTATCAACACTTACATATAACTTTATTTCAGGAGTAAATTCAAGTATTATATTAAATTTTTTTGGATTGCCAGGGAATAAAACATTAGCTTTATTAGTAGCATTTCCCGTGAAAAGATATGGAATACTTACATACATATCATCTAATCCTAAATCTAAGTTTTCAGGAGTATTAGATAATAAAATTATGAAGTTAATAAATTTAAGAAATTGGATAATATTATCTGCTAAGTCTCCTGGCACGTTTGAAGCATTCAACATCAAATTTTCTTTTTCTCGTAAAAAAGGAGATACTACTAACACTAATACAGGCGTATAACCATCGTCATAGTCAGTGCTACTGCTATTATTTATATTATTTAAAAATGGTAAAAATAAAAGAAATGCGGTCTCCCATGTCCGAGGTAACGATGAAACATATATTCGTAGTGGTTGTTTTTTTTTAACATAATCATCCAGTTGTAATACTTCGATATTATCAACATTATTTGTTTTTAATAAATATGATAAACTTGCATCTGATTTTGGTATGCCTACATTTATGGGTCCTTTATCAATTTTTTTATATTCACTATAAATACTAACAGGTTCCGATATTAATGCCATAGTATGATTTATTCTTATAGTATGTATAAAATTATTTATATATTAAAATAATACAATATTTAAATATTGTATTACTTAATAACTACATTATTTTGTATTATTATACATTTTTATAACATTTTCAAAGTAGTATATGTTTTAATACTCTGGCATATGTTCTTTAAAAAGACACCCATGCGGAGTAATCGCATGCAATTCGCGAATAATACTTGCATCTCTAAACTGGCAAGTTGCCAACCATACTTTTACAATACAGAAATTCTTCTTAGGAGAAATAGTTATTCCATTAATCAAAGGAATGAAATTCTTATTTGTCGACATGGATTCGCCTACCAACATATACGTCAACTCTTTCCACGCCTGCGGAACGTCTTTATTGCTAATTTTATATGAAAAGCAGCCACCATTGCGGTTGCGTGTATCTTCCCACGTAGGTCCAATACCTTCGCGCATCAAGAAAAGCATACAATTCGTAACAAGTTTTGCAGGGAGAACATTTATAATTGAAATGGTTTCCTCAATCGTTGTAAACGAACAGATTTTAATATAGCTTTTAATACTCCAATCGGTGTCATGTGGAAGATGAGCCCACAAAATCCACGTATCAGATAATTTATGAAAATTATTGGATTCTCCGGATAGTGATAATTCATGTAAATCTGAATCTTTTTTCTCAGTTTCCATAGTATGAATTGCCGATCGAGTATTAACAATAGCCATTATACTATACTATAAAGATATATTTCTATATAGGTTTATAATAATAATTAATTATTTGGATTACTCGTAGTCAAGGATTTCAATATCGAACATTTCGTGATTTTCTTCTAAATTATTATTAAACAAAAGTCTAGGTTCTTTATTGCTTTCATTTTGAGTCTCGTCTTCGGGAGTGTCGGTGTCGGTGTCGGTATCGGTATCGGTGCCTAAACCAGCGTCTACATTAGAATGAGTATCTTTATCAGTATCGTTATCAGTATCGTTATCGTTATCGCCATTGAAAGTCTCGTCGTCTACGATTTGAAACTTATTCTTATGAACTATAATCTTTTTACCAGGATTTATTCTATACATTTCTACATAGTTGTCAATACACGAGATAACATAATCGCGTGAAAGTTTAACGCCGTGATACTTCATCATATACCATTTCAAAAATGAATAGTTCAAGATAGAGTTGTCGGAAAGATAATAGTTTGATGGCGATGTCAAGTTGATATTATATTTTTGATTGTTTGTTTTAAGTGAAATTCCAATAAATTTTCTGGTAGAAAAATAATTATCCTTAATCATCTGTATGTCATATTTCTCAACCATCTCGCTTTTATAAAAGATATCATACTTAAAAACATAACTATGCGTTTCGCCGGTTTTTGCATCTTCATAGTAGAAATTCCGAATAATAAAATCGTATTCGGTTGGGTCTAAAATATAATCATCGGGTGCGTCGTCGCTGTCCTCGTCGTCGTCGTCACTGGTTTCCGCAGATTCGGTGGGGCGTTGAATTTCGCTGGTTTCTGTTTCTGGTGCAGGTGCAGGTGCCGCTGCGTCGTCCAATGAATGTGCCTTAAACGCTTCAATAAGTTCAGTTAATTGTTCGCATTTTTTATTATAGTCTACATAGTCTGAAATGTCGGCGTTGGGGTCAGGGCGATTTACATGGTCTTGCTCTTGGTCTTGCTCTTGCTCTTCTTGTTCGGAATCCTCATCGCTAAACTCTTTGACAAACTTGATGGGATTATTCTTGACAAACAATTCCATGGTTTTGAAACTATGAATTACTTTCCCGTTTTTAATAACAATGATTTCATTTATTCCATCATCAATATTCAATAGTCTCAAAAGCTTTGGGTGCACGCGTTTCATATATGGTCGATATACACGATCTTTAAAAAAACTATATCCGGTTATACTATAATTTGCTAGATTGAATATCGTATTTATTGCAAAAATACGTGCAGATACAGGATTCAATGCGGAGTAACACCCAAATGCTAAAAATAGAGTATACATGTAACTAAATATTGAAACATCCATAGTATATTCAGGTAAGTAAGTATATTGAGATTGGTTTTTACTATCTACTACACAAACTACCTGGCTTGTGTTTGTAGTATTATATATACAATGTGTTGAAGTATATGGCGTCGTCGCGGTTGTGTTGAACATTATTATGAATGCTGGTATATAATAATATGTAAATAATATTTATATAAGTTTGATATATATATTATTTTGTGTTAAACCCTAAAAATATGTAAAAGTTGCTATTAATATTTAAGCGACGTTGATGGAGATGAGGGGAGAGGAGAAGAAGTCATACCGCCTGTGCCTATTAATGCACAATTTTTTCCATCTTTATCAGTCTTAGCAATAACGCCACCTAAACAACACCCGAATCCATATTGTCCTTTACCTGTACACCCTCCGACAGGCGTTGGTGGTGTTGGTGGCGTTGGTGGTGTTGGTGGTGATGGTGGTGTTGGTTTTGGGCGTGGACGAGGTTTATAGTCTGGGCAGTTTGTTCCATACCAATTTCTACGCGGGGTAGTCATATCATTACAGCAGCCGTATTTGGTTCCACCGCATCCACCAATATGAGGATATGGATTATATCGGGGGTCGCGTTCGCGTCGCCTACGCTCACGTTCACGTTCATAGTCATATCGATAATACTCATCTCTGTTATTCCATTCTACGGGGTTAAAAGGGCACCCGCGTCCTGTTGGGTCGCGTTTTGGAGTAACGCCGTCATTGCAACACCCAAATTGCGTTTCTCCACACTTTTTCTCACGATTCATAACTTTGTTTGGATTAAACCCAAAAACAAAAAATAGAATAGTGGTAATGTAGGTCATCAAAATAAAAGGGATAAATACGATAAACCACGAAATAATAGACATACCTGCTGCACATATTGCATTGAGAACAATAGTGAATACAATCATTACAACAAATTTAAGTAGAGCCTGCATTGAGTCTCCGCGATATAAATCAATAATTATTTGAATAATTGAAAACGCTAAATATAGAAGCGCGGGGGGGCATATACCTTCTAAAACCATTTTACTTTATCTTGTCTAATTCGATTGTTCCTAGTTTTATTTATTATATAATATATTTATTGTATATTATATAATACTATAAAAATTAAACATATTAAAAATTAAAAATGCATTTTGTTCTGTCATAAATGCCTTTATTTTCTCCACTATAAACGTGTGCTACTTTTCCGATAAATTTGCCAATCTCATCACCAACTTCTTCGTTTACATAGGAATAAATCGTTCCATCTTCGTCGTCATTTGAAACATACATTACGCCATTGATTTTAACCTCAAATAGCTCTTCTTCCTCTTCTTCTGCTTCTGCTTCCTTCGCGTCAGTTTCAGACTCGACGCTATTTGCATCAGCTTCTTCTTCTTCTTCTTCTTCTTCTTCTTCTTCTTCAGTTTCCTCAACCGAAACTACGTTTATTGTTTCTTTTAACTTAGTAAGCTCTTGTGCAGTTGGAAATGTTGGCATGACTTCTTCCTCCACCTCTTCTACCTCCTCTTCCTCTTCTTCCACCTCTTCTTCCACCTCTTCTTCCACCTGTTCTACCTTTACCTCTTCTTCCTCCACCTCTTCTTCCTCCTCTTCTTCCTCCACCTCTTCTTCATCCTCTTCTACCTCCTCTTCTACCTCCTCTTCTACCTTTACCTCTTCCTCTTCTTCCTCTTCTTCCTCTTCTTCTTCCTCCTCTTCTTCTTCCTCTTCTTCTTCTTCTTCTTCTTCTTCCTCCGTGTCTTCCTCTTCTTCGGTATCCTCTTCTTCCTCTACTATGCCCTTATTCGCACTATTCAAAACAATATTTTTAATATTTTTTTCAATCTGTATTTGCAAAATGCTACTATTATCGGTATCATTGTCCCGTAGTTCGCTATGTTTTTCAGTTATTTCAAGATTTATAGATTGAGATAATAGTTCTTCTTGTTCTTCGTCCTGATCCTTATGAACACAAGAATCTAAGTATTTTTTATATCTTTCTAACTCTACGCTGAGATGATAATTTTCCTTTTTTAAAGTTTCTATTTCCGTTTCGTAAAGCGAAACAACAGAGTCATGATACATGGTCTCGCTGCGTTTGTAATGCTCGGTATCCTCGGTATGCTGACGATGTTTGCACTCGCTACTATTTACATGTAGTATTTTTTTAACGATGGATAAATTCAAAACTTCATTATGTGTTTGTTGAAACATATTATAGTCATCAAAAAATGAACTGATTTTACGTTCCAAACCCTGTGTCAAACATACTTCCACATCTTTTAAAATATCTTTAACGTCAATATTGTGTGTTTTACTCATTTTGATTTTTTGCTTATGTAATGACAATGACTACTATTACGTAGAAAAAGTAGGAGGAGTGATATGTATCTATATTATATATAAATATCACTATTCGTTTAATATGATTTAAAAAATATTTAACAAATGATATATAGAAAGATTACTATGGAAGAATCAACCACTATTCAGGAACAACCGCAACCACAACCAACGTGCGATGTTCACACACCCGCATCCACGCCCGAAGAACTAAAAAAGGAACAAATGCGAAAGTATTATATAGAGTTACAAAAACAAAACTATGAAAAATGCATCGAAGTTGTCATGGGCCAGACAACATATTTGAGAGAAGAGGCAATTGCTAGTCTCGAAAAACACAAAGGAAATGTCATGTTCGTAGTAAAAGAATTTTTAGGAGTTCCTGAAAAAAAAGAGTCTGAAAGTAGCGGAGGGTCATTGAACCAGAAACGTTATGGTGTTATACGTAACTTCATGGACAAAGCAGCTACAAGTTATATAAAGACTCAAGAACGAAATAAAATAATGAACCAGATGCTAGAACGACAAAAAAAATTACGAGAAGAGTCTGCAAGTGCGAGTGTAACCACAAATACTATCGTGTCTTCCACGGAACCACCCACACAATCGTAATCTTGGGGAGACATGGTGGGGTGGGGCTGGAGAGGCGAAGTTACAAATTACTTTTTAATACTTTCTTTTTAAGATTGACCGAATTTGTCGGAATAATTTTATTATTTAGGAGAAAGTCGTTATTATCTTCGTATAGTTCGGGCAATATATGCGTCAATGGTTTGTTCACTACATAAATCATCTGGTCGCTTTGAAATAATTTACGATACTCCTGTATCGTAAGAGTTCCATAAAATTTATTCAAAAGATAGTAAGGATTCGGTGCAATTTTAATACTTTTTTCGTGTTTATATATTTTACCATAGAGTGAATTTAAAAGATGATATCTTTCAAATTTAGTTGACGTGTCAATACTTTCATTCATAAGAAATGCAGCACCACATTCTGGTGAACAAAAACATCCGTATACATTATACATATCTTTTAACACGGATTTTGGGATATATATTGCCGGCGAATCAAACTCGCACGTGCACCAAAAACACGCCGAACGTTGTGCACCCCTTATATTTTGACATATGTCACTTTTATGAAAACTAAGCTTAAGTTGGTTTATTTTTTTCCATATGTCGCGTTCATTTAGATTTGCAGAATTCGATAAGGAGTCATCGTCGTGTGCTGATGTGTGTGTATTATTATTATAAGAAATAATATCTGGGGAGTAAATGGTTGAAAAGGGAGAAGCCTGGTTTTTATTTATGATTTGGTTGGAGCCATCATAATAAGAAGGCGTGCCGCGTGTAATCGGCGGAGGAAGCGAATGTGTATTCGTATCGGTTGGGATACACGGGTCGTATACCGGAAACATCGCAGATGAATATGTTTCATTGAGTGCATTAGCTGCACCATTTGTATTGGTATTGGTATTGGTATTGGTGCCACGACTATGATTATCATCTTTTGTTATCATCTCGTGAACATTTGACGAATATTGAGATTTTTTCAACAAGTCGCGATGATAAAGTTGAATATTGGCACCGACACTAAAGGTGTTATCGTCTGCTGAATTATTATTAATTTCGCTTCCAATCGCATTGATTGAGTTGTAGCTTTGTATAGTTTCCATGGTAGTATTGGCACACGCGTTGTTTGCGTTGGCATTGTTGATGTTGTTGTTGTTGATGTTGTTGTTGTTGGTGTTGGTGTTGTTGTTGGTGTTGTTGACGTTGTTGTTTGTGGTATTGGCATTATTTTTTGTATCGAACGTTTCATCTATTTCACTATTATTTTTATTCAAATCGGAAAGAGAACACTTAAGATGTAATATAATATTTGGTAGTTCATTTTGAATATTACTATTAGTTTGTGGTTGTATAGTAATTTTTCCTCCTTTCGGCTTTCTTCCTCTTTTTTTTGCAACCTTTTCTTCTTTTGGTGCAGATTCGTCTAATTGTGTGTCGCTACTATTTTCTCCATGGGCTTGGGCGTTGGCTTGGTGTTCGGTCCCGTTATTAGTAGACGATATAATTAGATTTTTATCTGCGTTTTGTGCATTTTCAATATCTTTCCGTGTTCTACGTTTTCTTTTTTTTATTGTCGGTTCGTTTACATTTGCGATTTCAAGTATTGTCTCGGTCATGTCAGCGCCAGCGTCATTGTCTTTGTCGTTTGCATTCGCAGCTTCGCCCTTATTTGTTCGTTTTTTTCTTTGTTTTTTTTCTTTAGTCATTTCATCAACAACAACTACAACTACATTTTCGTCGTTATTGTCCTGGTTCTGGTTCTGGTCATGGTGTGAGGTTTGTTTACTGCTAATAGCGTTGATACTTTCAACTACGATATTCTTTTTACGTCCTCTTTTCTTTTTATCCGAAATACTATTCGGAGGCATATCATGTTTGTCCATTTTAATTCCTTGATGTAAATATTTACAACTATATACTATTACTCAAAAACAGGTTTAAATCCTTTTCATATATTTTTAAGCGAATACAAAAATATATGAAAAAGTTATAGTAGTATTACACGCCATAGTTATATACTCAATTTACGCTTCTTGTGGTATGTTTTGATTCTTTCTCAATTATTAGTCGTCGATAGCATTCACGACATAGAGGTTTATAATTATCAACGCCAATAACTACTTGATCGACTTCATTTGTGATTCTGTAACTAAATAGTCCGGGTGTTCCGTCGCGGCATTCACTACACAATGATTTCAGTTTGCATATATTATCACAATATGGTATCAGCTCAAAAAGAGAACCGATTTTATTTTTTTTAAAATCGCCATCAAGACCGCAAACGTATACGCGTTTATACATGTCTTCTACTAATGAAATCACATATTCTATATCTTCAAAGAATTGTCCCTCATTGATAAGAACTACTTCTGTATTACTTAATTGTTCATCATAATTGTCAAGAATTTCTACAATAGTATTTGCCATAATACATGGAATCATAATTTTATCGTGTGTAGACATTACGTCTTCAGACGAGTAGCGTTTATCGGCAGAATAATTTATAACCATTACCGGAATATTGCAATACACGCATTGGTCATATATTTTTTTCAACGTTGACGTTTTTCCCGAAAACATCGGTCCAAGAATCAGTTCCAAGTATCCACTTTTTTTAGATTTGTTTGACAATGCGTCTGCATTAGATGGTATAGCGACCCTGGTAGTATCAGTTTCTGATATTGGCAAAGAGTAAGACGAAGATGAAGATGAAGATGAAGATGAAGGTAAACGAGAGATTGAAGTCATAGTGCTTGTAGTTGTTGTGAAAGTTGCTCTTCCTATAATATCGGCGTTGGTTATACTTATCATTATATATATCTCTTCAATTATATTTATAGTAAAAAAACTTATTAAAAATATGAATTCATACAAAATAAGCAACAATATTTTACTATATTATGTTAAAAGTATTACCACCATCCAATAAAAAAAATAACACTAAATGTCTAAAAACACAAACTTCGATAGAAGAAGATAACTCCCAATACCAACACCAAAACCATTGCCAAAACCATGACCAAAAACAAAAACCGATTTATTCTTTTTATAGTAAATGTCAAGGAATAAATATGGTCGAGAGCATAAAAAATACTATAGAAAATAAAGTTGTTATTCTGGAAGAGACCATGGGTAAAAAGGTAGATAATATGTTTATTGATATTGCTAGTGATATTGCTAGCGATATTGCTAGCGAAAGTGATACGAGCTTAGAAAACGATGAGAAAGACGAGAAAGACGAGAAAGAGGACGAATACAAAAACATAAATAATTATTTGAAAAATTCCACACCATGGGTTGAAAAATATCGCCCAATAGTATTCGAAGAAATAGTCCTCGCTCCACTCAACAAAAAACTACTAAAAAATATAATTGACAATAATTATTTTCCAAACCTACTTTTTTATGGTCCGCCAGGCACAGGTAAAACGACGACGATTATTAACCTTGTAAATATGTATCAAGAAAAGATGAATCTTAAAAACAAGGGACTCATGATACACCTCAATGCATCAGATGAACGCGGGATAGACATTATTCGCAACCAAATTAATAGTTTTGTAAATTCAAAATCGCTATTTGGAGAAGGTATGAAATTCGTTATTCTTGATGAAGTGGACTACATGACAAAAACTGCACAAATCGCACTACGTTATTTATTAAACAACTACAATAATAACTATAACGTTCGTTTTTGTCTAATTTGCAACTATATTAGTCGTATCGACGAATCCCTTCAAACCGAGTTTGTTCGTATGCGTTTTAATCAACTTCCCGAGTCCGATATTATTAAGTTCCTCCAAAAAATAAATGAAAACGAAAATCTACAAATAAAGCCAGATATTTTAGTTTCAATCCAAAAATATTTCATGTCGGATATAAGAAGCATGATAAACTACATGCAAACAAACCAAGATCTCATCCACGAGTGTAAAATAATTAAAAATGACCTCTGGGTAAAACTAACAAAAGACTTTATAAAAAATAAAAAACACGCCGATATCGTGAAAAAAATAAATTATGTCAGTCGCGAATACAACATCGAGCCTAAAAATCTACTAAAAATATATTTAAACTATATTATTCGAAATCACAATATAACAAATAAATTATTATACAATATCGAAAATATTATGCATCTTCAGGTTTGTAAAACAGACCACGTTATTAATTATATCGTTTATAAACTGAAATTATTTTTTGCCGGGTCAGCAAATTCTGCGAATACATTATAATATTCAATTATCTTTATGTTTATTTATCCCATAAATATAATTGAAGCAAACTAACTTAAATAAAGATACCATAAAATAAATAACTGCACATATACGCACTTATAACACACCTACACACACTTATGGCTTTATCGACATGCATTGACGACGAATGGGACAGCTTCTTATCCGAAGGTTCGATTATTTTAACAAATGAAAAAAATAGTGCAAAAAATAATATAAAAAAATCGTATTCTGTATGTGATAAAATGAGTGATACCGCAAATGATATAATTGATACGCGTGTTGGTGTGCGTGTTTCTAGGGTGAAGTCGGTAACAACTAGCAAACTAGAAAAGCTGACAGGATGTGGTGGGAGCGGGGGAGGTGGCGGAAACGGAACCACTAAAAAAGGTCCACCCAATATGACAAAGAAATCTAAAAAAGGTCTCGTGTTCGGTGAGGATTCTTCGAATGAAGAATGTGATAGTGATATAGACGTGGAGGGTGTAGAGGATGTGGAGGGTCTAGAGGACGTAGAGGGTGTAGAGGACACCGAGACAACACCGGATATCCAAAATACTAAACCATTTTGCAGTAATATTTATATTTCGACAAAGACAAAAATATCCTATTTAAACACACCAGTTGATATTAAAAAGGTATTTTGGAGTATTCCAATTTCGCCTTATTCGACGCCACAAGAGTGCGTCATTAAAAAACAAATCAAAGTATCAACAACCGACCCTAATGAACTGAAAGAAATAAAAGAATTGCTAAAAAATGAAAAATACTATCATGAACAAGAGATAGAACATATTGACAATCCTGAGGGCCGCATTAAATTCAAAGTCCAAATGAAAATTAATATTGGATTATGCAAAAAGGATATACTAAACTATCGCTGCAAATTGAAACGCGCGTTTTTCAACTGCTTTGTTCTTATTATGCGAATCAAAGATCCCGTCAGCGACATATTTAAAGAAATGCATGTTAAAGTTTTCAATACCGGCAAACTCGAAATTCCGGGAATCCAAAGCGATGAGTCCCTTACCCATGTTCTCAATCTATTGATTGGTATTTTAAAACCGATCGTCGGTGATGATATTGGGTATATCCCAGACAAGTGTGAAACTGTGCTGATCAATTCAAACTTCAGTTGTGGGTATTTTATTAACCGCGACAAACTTTTCAATATACTGAAGTATAAGTATCGCATCCATAGTAACTACGACTCCTGTTCATATCCCGGTATTCAATGCAAATTTTACTATATACCTGAACTTGGAGATGAAAATCAAACCGGACAAAAACCGAACCCTTCAACGGAAGGTGTAAACGAAATTTCGTTTATGATATTTAGAACAGGTAGCGTGTTAATCGTGGGGCGATGTGGCGAAAATGTATTGTATTGTATTTATAACTTTCTTAAGAAACTTTTGGAAACAGAATACCCTGAAATCGGGAATCAACTTAATATACTTGAACCCAAAAAACACAATACAAAGTTGCGAAAGAAAACCATAAACGTTTTAGAGGAATAGGTGATAGATAGTTGGTTGATAGTTGAAGATTCAAAATGAATAAAAATAAAATAAAATAAAAACATATATTTTTTTAACGATTTTTAAAATCGATGTTTTAATCAATATATGTTTTTAATTTAATAACCATTTAAAGATTATTAAATTTGTTTAGTATATAATATGAGTTCATCGAATCAATCATCAAATGGCCAAACTTCCGGCGGAGGCACTAAATCAGCGGAGTCTGCTTATCGTCTTCCTTCTAATGTTTGCTTGCAACACTGCAGCAAACTTTCAATCGTTCAAGACAAACCCATTATGATGGACTATTGGACCCCTTCCCTTGATAAGACGATTATCATTGGTGTAAAAGATACCGGCGAGAAACTTCTCGTTAAAAGTGAGGACGAATATACTAGTCCTATTGCAAATATTTACAAGGTAGAGACTGAGTATATTATCGTTACTGAGAATTCTATCTATATTATTTCGAACGAAACCCCGTCTAAGAAGATTAGTAGTTAGTTATATTTACTATGAAAAGAAATTGAACATTTTTTGTTATATAAAATAATATATAACAAAACTTGTGTAAAACAAAAATATTTAAGAACTATGAAACAAAGCTTGTCAGGGTCAGGTTATGTCAATACCGCAACACCGATGCATGAAATGTTTATGGATTGGTGTGATGACGTAGGTGGCGTTGGCGTTGGCGCCGACTCCGATTTACCGACGCAAGTGTATCGCCAGCGACACATCAGTAATAAGGACCAGCGTTTTGCAAATATTGCACTTGACGAGGCGGCGAAATCGACTCTTCTTATGCAGCATGGATGTATTGCAGTTTTGAGCGGGAAAGTCATCGCAAAGGGATGTAACAATATTCGGTGTCACTCAAAAGATGGATTGCTTCATTATCGGAAATGCTGCAGTGCTCACGCTGAAATATGTGTCCTTCACAAACTTTGTATTACGGAATTGCCGCCTAAAATCGTCCAGAAAATAGTGCTTTATATTGTTCGGCGTTCGCGAAGCGGTGGTATGGTTGAATCGGCACCATGTTTTCATTGCACGATTCGTATGAAAAAATTAAATATCAAGGCAATCGTTTTCAGCAACAGCGAAGGCGAACTCGAAAAGCGTAGAATGAGTGAATACGATTCGAATAAACTTACTTATGGGGCGAAACGTGTTATTGAACCGACGTTTTATATTCGATGATGGGTTATCCAAAATTTTGATTTTGATTTTCATTTCTTTGGAGGAGATGCATACCCGATAACTGAGCATGCTATTCTTTTTCCTGCATGTCCTGTTATTAAACTATCGGGTTGTCCACCTAGTCCGCAATCGTCTTCGTCGGCGTGAATAATCAACCCGCGACCAATAATATTTGCTTTTGTTCCGCGTAGACTAATAAAGTCATCGTAGAAAGTATATTTTGCTTCTCCTTTAGCATTCGTTTTTAGATTGCCTAGGTCACCTACATGTCGGTCTTTCATTCCTGGACATCCGTGTGTTTTATTATAGGGGTTAAAATGTGCACACATGCTTTCACACGAGTCGCTCATGTCTCCGTATTCGTGAACATGAAATCCATGCAAACCGGATGACTTTAAACCGGTCAGCGACACGTCAATACGAACGCGCGACTTGGATGGCTCTTCTGTGAAATAGACGAGACCATTTATTTTTTTATCATTGAATACTGCAACTGCACGAATCGGATTGGACATATCTTTTGTAAGTTTCATATATTGCATCTAGATATAAGTATATATTATATAGTTATTATATTACTTTATAATAATATATATATAATATATATTTATACCCAAATGGAAAATGACGGAAGTGAAGGAAGAAGTCCGCTTGGGCGTGTAAGTCCGCGTGTAAGTCCGCGTGTAAGTCCGCTTGGGCGTGTAAGTCCGCTTGGGCGTGTAAGTCCGCTTGGGCGTGTAAGCCCGCGTGTAAGTCCGTATGCAAGTCCGCTTGCGCGTGTAAGCCCGCGTGTAAGTCCGCTTGGGCGTGTAAGCCCGCGTGTAAGTCCGCGTGTAAGTCCCCGTAGAGGCCTTCGTATAAGCCCGAGTAGAAGTCCCGATGTACGTGGAAACAACAGAATAAAAATTCCAAGAGAAGATGATAATGATGCAATGTTACTATGGCGAGCTACAGTAAGCCCCATAGATAATATAGGCGAACCATATTTAGCAGAATGGACGGGTGATTTTCCTCCCAACAATCTCTCTGTAAGCCTAATAGATAATTCCCAACCACAACCACAAAGATGGATGCGGCTGTATTATCCCCGGTCCAATGGGCAAGTGGTTGGTTGGTGGTTACCAGGACGTTTAGTAGAAGACATTTATTCGCTAAACAATTTTGGAGCAGAGGATGAGTTTCCTTTTGGTTATGTAGCGCACACACCCCTCCTTGCTAGCCATGCACGATTATACCAGCAAGTCCCTCCGTCGCCTTTTGTAATACCACTTGGAAGTTTGGACGATGAATATGTAGAAATGTTAGCAGACCAAACCTATCAGAAAGGAAAAAAATATATTAGAAATTATGTTAGTCGTTATATAAAAACAATACACCCATTTGATGCTGGGTTTACTCCAGCGGATGATAAAAGATTAAGAGAAGATATAGTTAAACTTTTAACAGAAGCAGGTCAGCAAAGTTGGGATGATGCACCGATATATGCATGTGATCAATGGGATCAGCGTATTCGCCCAGTTGAAAATTACAATAAGTTAGGTTTTGACGGAGATCTTTTCGACGATGACTTTGCTTCCGAGGCATTATATAATAAAAAGGGCAAACGGGCAATACCAGGCAACAAAGCTGATGCCGAACGATTTATGGTTAGAAGTGAAAGAAATTTCCAAAATGCTCGAGACATGTATTTTCCACATCTGAAATCCGTCGAAGAAAAAATAAGAAGAAAAAGAAGCCAAAGAAAACGTGATAAAAAAATATTGAAAGCGCAGCTTAAAGATACAAGCGCCGTTTATGATGGGGGTCGACGCCGCCGCACACGAAAGCGCAAATTAACAAAGCGTAGATAAATTATTACTACAAATATAAATAAAAATATAATACATTATATTTTTTTATGTGTCTTATTCACTTTTCACATATATTTTATCTACAGGTGCATAGCTTGTCATATAATAATAATTATTTCATATATTATTATTATTTAATATATTTGTTATATACCTATTATATATAATAAATATTTATATGGAAAACGGAAGAAGTCCCGACGGAAGTCCCCGCAGAGGTCCCAACGGAAGTCCGCTTGCGCGTGTAAGCCCGCGTGTAAGCCCGTATGCAAGTCCGCTTGCGCGTGTAAGCCCGCGTGTAAGCCCGCGTGTAAGCCCGCGTGTAAGCCCGCGTGTAAGCCCGCGTGTAAGCCCGCGTGTAAGCCCGCGTGTAAGCCCGCGTGTAAGCCCGCGTAGAAGTCCCAACGGAAGTCCGCTTGCGCGTAGAAGTCCGCGCGCAGATCATATAAACCCAATAAAAATCCCAAAAGAAGGTGATAACGATGCAATGTTACTATGGCGAGCTACAGTAAGCCCTATAGATAATATAGGCGAACCATATTTAGCAGAATGGACGGGAGATCGTCCTCCTCCCACTGGTAGAAATGTAATAGATAATTCCGAACCAAGAAGATGGATGCGGCTGAGTTATGCTATGCCCGACGTGGAACATACCGCTTATGGTTGGTGGTTACCAGGACGTTTAGTAGAAGACATTTATGTGCTAAACAATTTTGGAGTAGAGGATGAGTTTCCTTTGGGTTATGTAGCGCATAGTACTAACCTATCTGGATATGAAGCATTATACCAACCACCCCCCTTCGCGGCTATCGAACCAATACCACTTGGAACATTAGACGATGAGTGGGTCGAACTTTTAGCAAGAGAAACTTCTAGGAAAGGAAAAGGATATGTTAAAAATTTTGTTGATCGTTATATAAAAACAATACGTCCTTTTGATGCTAGATATACTCGTGCAGTTGATAAAAGACTAAGAGAAAATATAGTTAAACTTTTAATGGATGCAGGTAGACGACACCCCGATGAGGTAGAAATGTATGCATGTGATAGATGGGAACGGAATATTCGCCCAAGAATATATGAAGAAGGAGCAATAGGATTTGGAGATTCACCCGATGAGCCGAGGGTGCCGAGGCTGGATGTCGAAGAAAATGAACGTTATAATAACTTGGCTTTAGACGCAGATTTTCTAGAATATGACCTTGGTTCTGAGATATTATATAATGCAAGGGGCAGAATAGCAGTCCCAGCCAACAAAGACCAAGCAGCAAATTGGTCTAGATGGATGTATAGATTCAACGGAAATTTTCAGCGCGATCAAAGTTTGCGTTTTCCACATCTGAAACCCGCCGAAGAGGGAAGAAGAAGAAGAAAAAGCCAAAGAAAACGTGATAAAAAAATATTGAAAGAGCATAAAGAAGATATGAAACGACAGGGGCAAGATCCAAGCGCAGTTTATGATGGGGGTCGACGCCGTCGCACACGAAAACATAAACATGCAGGGATGCGGACGCGCAAGAGTAAACTCGCCGGGAAACGCACAAATCGTAAAACGCGTGGAAGAAAATAGGGGAGGGGAAATATAGGCACAGGTGTTGCGTTGTTATACATGCTAATAAATGCAAAAAAATATAAAAATGTAGTAGTAGTATTTTTATATTTGGCGACGATATATTATTACTATGAAAAATTTTTGTTGAGTTGAATTTGATACACTTATTTCTGTGCTCATTTGTATTTATGGTAATAAATTATAAATATGGCTTGGCTTTATATTCATATATTGATACATATTATAATCATAATTCACCGCATATACTATTTTGTATAATAATTTACACAAATATTACCTTTATATCTTATATCCATCGCGGTATTCAGGGAAACCGATTTTGGCGAGTAGTTGCAAGTGGCGCATCGTCAAGGCCATGCTGTTACCCGAATGCCCCGTTTGCATATTGTGCTGAACGGATTCGACAACAAGGTCTCCACGGCTAAACATGAATCCTTCTCCGCGGGGAGGTTCATAGGTCGAAAGATAAGTCCAGATGTCGATTTTTTGTTGGAGTATTTTGGGGTTTTCTTGGGCTAGAACGACCGCATTCATAGCATCGCGGAGCATATCGGCTGCCCATTTGTCGCCAAGAAATGACAAATCGAGTGCGGCAACTTCTTGGAGTGAGTGGGGGTATTTGGATTCTTCTTGTTCTTCTTGTTCTTGTTCTTCTTCAACTTCAGCGCGAGGAGTAGGAGGGACCTCGGCGTCAATATCTTCAGCGGCGATGATTGCAGCAGCAATGAATGATTCGATACCGATGGGCATTTCGGGGTGGTGGGGTTTGTTCTGGACTTTATGAGTTCTGTATTCGATTTATTGACTTTCATTCGTTTCAATTTTGTGGGGAGGGGGATAAAATTTGTATTATATATTATTTATTGCAACACCATTTCAGAAAATTTGTTAGTAACAGATTCGTATGATAAAATATATTATCATCATGTTGTATTTCATATTTCCAATCATTAACATCAATTGCCTTACTATCGATATTTTCTTCATTTATACATTTTATTAATGAATCTTTATTATCTTGTAAATAATTTCTATAGTTTTCAATATTATACATAGATTTTTTTGAATTATCTTGTTGTACTATAATATTTTTAAATCCTAATTCAAGAAAGTCACGTATCTGTGTTTCAATTTTTTTACTTCCTGTAATACTTCCTGTAATTATAACACACCTATTATAACATCTCTTTGTTCTTATTAAATTTTTAAAATATTTTTTATCACTATAATAATCTCTGGATTTCAATATACCATTACCTGAAATACTATATAATAAATCATTTGCCCATGTTGATAATAAACATTCATTATAATCATAAAATATTATTTGTTTCTCTTCTTGTTCTACAATTAAATTATATACTAATTTTTTATATTCATTTTTAGTTTCATCTTTAATTAATGAATTTAAAATATCATCAACAATATTAATATTACACAGACTTTTAGAGTGTACCATACGTCCTCCTGCACTTTTTCCTGTCAGAATTTTATTATTAATTAGTTCGTCTATATTATTGAATGTAAAATTTTTAGAGTCAAATATAACATACTCTGTATGAGAACGCCCCGTTCCACCTAAAGAGAAGACATATTCTGAATAATATAAATTATATTCTTCATAGTATTCATCTTTATTAACATGACATTTATTAATTATATCTTTTATTATTTTATCAACATCATATTCTACAGAAATAACTTTAGTTCTTTCTGTATAGGTAAGTTTATAATATTCTTTTATTGACAACAAATCTTTTTTCCCATTGACTTTATGATATATAGGTTGGTTATATTCAACAAGTCCAGATAATTCTTCCATATTATTTTCATCAAAGTCAGCTTTATATTTATCATATAATTGCCTCCATAATTGGCCCTTGAATCTAAAATGTCCTTCTCCATTTTTATTTTTAATAATTATATTATCAATGTTACTGCATTTACTCCATTCTTCATAAGTTGTAATAGTATATACTTCTCTCTTATCTTCTTTTTCTTCTTCATTCTTATCTTCTTTTTCTTCTTCATTCTTATCTTCTTTTTCTTCTTGATTATTATCTTCTTCATTCTTACCTTCATTTTTTACAATAGAATATATTATTTTAATCATTTTTTTATAATCTCCTTCGAAGTATTCATTTCCTATATCTTTTTTTATTTCAAATTTTTTATTAAATCTTTTTAAAATCTTCTTTTCAATGCTCTTGCAGTCATTGCAAATAATTTGAAATAGTAAAATAGAGCCTTTTGGATATTGATTGAATCTTTCAAAATTATTTTTTGTAGTCATTCCTACTTTATAAATATTTTCACCTGTTTTTATAAATTCTCGTTCTTGAAGTAAATAAATATATTGTGACATATTAACGTGTGTTTCTGCTATATTTATAGATATGTATATATACATTTATATAGTTATTATAAATCAATTTTATAATACCCCCCCCCCCCACAACCCCCAAAAAATATATAATCTCCTCATACTATATATCTATACATAGAAGGATGCCAAGCAATCAAACTTACAATATCGCCCGTGGGCTTGTCCGCGGCACTTCTGGCGCCGGTGGTGTTCGTCGTCTTATTTTTCAGAACCAGTTTAGCAACTATAACTATAATCGATTCATTCCTGGTTCAGGTGTAGGTGGAATGAATCGGTCTGTTCGCCGTTACCAATATCGTCACGCGACTTCATGCCAAACCGCTTCAGGAACCCAGCGTGGAGGTGTATGTTTCCAGAATTAGTCGCGGTTCGGTTCGATGTATTCATTGCATTTATTTATCACTTCAAAATATTGTATATATTGAATTTATATAACCCGTATACGATAAGCATTGTTATCGCCGAAAAACTTGAATAGTAACACCAGATGCTATCTTTAGCATCCGTTCTTAGTCCATAAATAAAACTGAATAATGGTAACAGAAAAACAACGAATAAAGCCTTATATGAAATATCCCATAGTAAAAATGCAGGAATCGAGATTGCTCCGAGCCATATATAATATGCTATAGGCATTTCGAATCTTTTATCTTCGCGATTTTTAAGAAACCATTGAAGATGTCCTTGTTTTGTAACTATGGTGCAATATTTTGTAGGATTGTAAAAAAAGTAGTATAAAAATATTATACTGAATATAATACAAAAATTTACAATAAGCATTCTCCTATTTTGGCTACATTTTGACCATGGTTTTACGAAGAATGATCCCGTTGCTGCTAAAACAGGTTGTGATGCCAATATCAGTGGAATAAGTGTTAGCGTGATTACCTTATTCGTGGTCGTGCATGACTTACGCGGATTTGTAAGCCAAAGTAATAACTCAGCCACTTGCATCAAACACCATCCTGTCAATATAAGTGCTATCCATTTAAAATGCGGCACATTTGATGTGAATAATACTGCAATTGAAATAAATGCAAGAAGCGATGTCTTTACGCTAGACTCTACGCTATAACACATTAGTGTCTGTTTTATTTGTATATATATTGGTAGTCTATATTTTTATTTAATGATTCATAAAATTGATATAAAAATATAAAGTAATAGGAATATAATAAATCTGAACAACCTATTCTGTGTAGACCTTTTCTCCATGAGTGTAACCAAACGTATTCAAAAGGAATTATCCGAACTTGTCCGCGATCCACCCACCAACTGCAGTGGCGGACCTTTAGACGACGATATTATGAAATGGCGTGCAACGATTACCGGACCTGAAGGCAGTCCCTATTCCGGGGGTATATTCTTCCTCGATATTGATTTTCCCATCGACTATCCATTCAAACCCCCTCATGTTAAATTCATTACGCCCATTCTTCACCCAAATATTAACAGCAACGGCGGAATATGTATCGATATTCTTAAAACGAATTGGAGTCCCGCACTTACGACTTCTAAATTACTTCTCAGTATTTCGTCGCTTATGCATGAACCGAATCCCGATGACCCACTTGTCCCCGACTTGGCGCATCTTTACAAAACAAATCGCGCCGAATATACGTCACGTGTTCGTGCTTATACGTTGAAGCACGCTTGTTGAGGTGAGGTGTCGCGTGTCGCGTGACATGGCGTGTTCGTCGTCTATAAAATTTCCAATAATTTTTTTACCTGTTCTTCGCTTAGTTTCTCCGGATATGCCACATGAAACACAATACTTAAATTGCCAACGTCTTCGCCACGTCGAATACCAAGTTTTGGTATTGTTTTTATCAGTCCATCCCTTATTACATTTCCAGGCGAACTATTAAATACGAATTTTTTACCATTGATGTGTTCAATGTTAAAAACAAACCCACACAACGCTTCTTTTAGGGATATCGTTTTTTCAGTGTGTATATCAAGCCCGCTCCTTTTAAATGTGGGATGTTCTGCAACACGAAATGTCACCTTTACATCACCCCGTGTATGGTTTGACGCTTCATTCCCGCAGTTGGTCAGTAAAACAACCTCGCCACTTTCCACCCCAAAAGGCAGCGAATAATATTCGACGTGTTTCTCCAGTTCGTAGGTTTCATTATCGTCTCTGTTCAAATTCCATCTCTCCACTTCTACCGGAATCGTGTTTCCACACGCGACGTCATCTAGTGAAATATTTACATCGACGCTTATTAGGGGTGGTTTTGAAACCGGATTTTGGTTTGCATTTGAAAACCTTGGCGTTCGGGGTATTTGCATGTGCGGGTGCGGGTGCGGGTGCGGGTGCATTTCTTGGGTTGTATGCATATTATGCATTTGGGGGTGATGCTGATGCATATGTGCTGCTCTCATATCACGATTGATTTCATTAAAAATTGCACTAAATGGGTCTCCTCCTCCTCCCATCATCATGTCGTCGGATATTACTTCTTCAAAATGGTTCGCACCCCCAGGACCAAATGTGCGTATTATTATTTTGGGACCTCCCATGCCACCCAGACCTCCTAGACCTCCCGCCCCATGGGATTGCATTCCGCCTCCTAAACCTCCCATAAACATATTAAATATATCCATTGGATTGATTCGTATACCCCCACCACCCATACCGCCCATGCCACCCATGCCACCAATATTCATAAACGGATTATTGCGATTCGCGTCATACTTTACTCTCTCGTTTGGGTCACTCAATATGCTAAATGCTTCCGATATTTTTTGGAACTTTTCGGTGGACTCTTGGCTATTTCCGTTTTTGTCGGGGTGATGCATAAATGACAATTTTCGGTATGCTTTCTTAATATCTTCGGGTGTGCATTTTTCGTCCAGGCCTAAAACGTCGTAAAATGTTTCGTCTTTATTGTTATTGTTTTTCATTTTGCTTCACTTTTGACAATATGCGATAATATTTTTAATATAGTTATTTATTATTTTACATCAACATAAACTTAAATGTTTATTTGTTATAATACTTAACAGACACACAAACACAAACACACAAACACAAACACACCCAACATTACAAAATAATATCACATTATGTCAATCGTAATAAATATGAGTAAACCAATCAATGATGCATTTAAAACCACCCAAACACAAACCAATCAGCCATTTATTAATAAATATCAACCTCGATATTTCGGCGAATTTGAGCAACTCGATTCAAATGTTGTCTTATTGCTTAAAACGCTTATTGATATGAATAATTTAAATATTTTGTTGGTAGGTGATCCAGGATCGGGAAAAACGTCTCTCATATATGCAGTCATTCGCGAATATTATAAAGATAAATATAACCCCGAAAATATTCTCGTTTTGAATAGTTTAAAAGACCAAGGAATTTCATATTATAGAAATGATATGAAGATTTTTTGTCAGACCGCGTCGCTTGTTCATGGGTTTAAAAAAATCGTGCTTCTTGATGATATCGATATTATAAACGAGCAAAGTCAGCAAGTGTTTCGCAATTGTATCGACAAGTATAGTCACAAGGTTCATTTCATTTCATCTTGCACGAGTGTTCAAAAAGTCATCGATAGTTTGCAATCCCGGAAAATCATTATTAAAATGAATCCCGTCGAAGATGCGTGTCTTCAAAAAATATCAAGCAAAATCATAAAAAATGAAAACATCGCGATAACCCCCGACGCCGAAAAATTCATTCTTAATATTTCAAATATGTCGATCCGTATACTTATCAACTATCTGGAAAAAATTAAAATTCTTGATTCGCCCATTGATCTCGGAGTTGCAAAACTACTATGCACAAATATTAGTTTCCATATTTTTGATGAGTATACGATTTTTCTAAAAAATAAAAATCTACAACAAGGGGTTAAAATGTTATATGCTTTATATGACCAGGGGTATTCGGTTATGGATATACTTGACAACTATTTCCTTTTTATTAAACTGACTCCCCTCCTGGATGAAACAAATAAGTATAAAATTACAAAGATTCTTTGTAAATATATGACGATTTTTCATAATATACACGAAGATGAAATTGAGTTGGCACTTTTCACAAATAACTTGATTGAATTGTTTTGAATGCGTGGTGTGCTTACTGCATCGCCAACATATATTTCGAAATTTGCGTATGCGATTCAAGCACTTGTTTCGGCGACATTCTTACAAACCACCCAAAGTTTCGCCTCTTAAGAAGCTCAGGTGCAGGAATATATAAACCGAAATTCTCTGACGCGAATTGAATATCGATAGTATCGCTCATAAGGTCATCGAGTAAAACAGGATTACCTTCTGCGTCTTTTACACCAATAAGGTCGGGCTTAATCAGGTTCACCATTTTAATCGAAATCGCATCATAAAAGAATTTGCTGATTTTTCCTTCAAATTCCATTTCATTTGTATAATCTTGCGAGACTAATTCTTCTAAATATTCGATATACTTTTGCATGAATTCGGTGTTTTTGAGACAACCCATAATTTTTGGGCATGGTGAAAATTTTATCACTGATGATGCAATACTAGTTGACAACATTTCGGTTACAAAAACACTCTGGGCACCAGTTCCAATACTTGTCCCTAGCTGATACAATGTTATCAAATCGTGAAAACACAAGAATGACGGCGGGACACGCATACCTCCATATTTATTCAGCAATTGTGCCATCGCCAGTTCGCGAATATGTGGGCGAAGGGGTGTTGCAAGGTTGCTTACATCTATACTCCAGTTCGGTATTAATTTGGTAAATACGTTGTCGTCTACGATGCACACATTAAAAGAATCGCCGCATTTTTCGACGATACTTCGTATACACAGATACAAATAAGGTTGGTTCAGATTTTTAGTATTTCGCGAACCAAAATTGAGCCAATTCCTTTCGTTAATGTCATATTCGACATGAATCCACAAAAATGGTTTATTTCTGTCCATTTTTTTGACATCACTTGCTAAATACTCGTGAATTAAATCGCGTTCTTCTTTTTCAATACCAAGTGCAAGTTTGTTATTGTATTGCGAATACCCGTATCCTATAATTAAAAGTATTGCAATCATAATAATTTGTTGTTTTGTGATTTTCATGTTTTGTTGTAATGATATTATATATAGTATAATAATTATACAGAATATATTTTATTGTGTATAATTATTTGTATTGCGTAGTATTTGATTATGTGTTAGAATTTTAGTTGGTTGGTTGGTTGGTTGGTTAGTTGGTTAGTTAGTTGGTAATCTGGAAAAATTCCGACTTAAATTTGGCGTTTATATCACGCGCGATTTCGTCCTGTTTTGCCATCCGAAACACACGTTGCATATCTTGTTCAACTTGTGTCGCGGTTGCTTGATCTAATTTTGTTGTATGATTTTCTCGTGAAAAGTCATATTGCGTCTTCTCTATATCTCTAAACATTTGCATTTCATTTACCGATGTGTATTTTTTACGATTCACAAAATCTTCATTTGTTACTGGAATAACCGACTCCGTATGTGCTTTTTTTAAATCCTCATATTGAAGGGAACTAAATAAACCACTCGAATATTCACGTGGTGCTTCTCTTCCCAATCCGTAGTATCCGCCATTCCCACCGCATCCAACACTATCGTATGACATAATTTCGTTCGTTTCTATAAGTGCCATTTTATCCCGCAATATTTTCTTTTTTCTCTCGATTCTCTCGTTTCTCTCGCTCCATGTGTCTCCTAATTCGTATGGGTCGACGCCATCATCATCTATCGCACTAGCATCGGCCTCGTCATTGTTCTTCGTATCTCTAAACCAAGCTTCGTATCCCCCATCTTGTTCGTCATCGTGCATTCGAAACTTTTCGAATTTTTCATTAAACCATTTATTGAAATTGGCCGAATCCAGTTTTTGCAGTTTTTTATACGCCTCTTCTTCCGTCTTATAATATTCGCGGTCTTCCTTATTATGTGCTGTTTTTACTTTATTTTGGTTCAACTCGTGGTCAATCACCGCGCTATATGAAAACCCCGTTTCTTTATATTTTTTCTCATCCGGGAATCGCACTTTATAAATCTCGTATAGCATCTTATATGCTTTTGTAAAAAAGAGGAAATATTCTTTTGGAAGACGCGACTTGTCGGGATGCATTTGAAGCACTATTACTTTAGCTTCGCGCAGGTGTTTGTCATTAAATAACACAGGAATCTTAAAAAGTTTCAAAATATCCGCTAGTTCATAGTTGTTTATATCAAGGTCAATATCCATGTTTATGTGTTTGGGTGTTTAGGTGTTTATGTGTTTGGGTCTATTACTATAATATGCCGATTTTATTTCTATATTATTTACCACATATATGTTTTGTAATACATATATAAATATAATATAAATATAGTATATTATACACATCATACACACATCGGATAATAAAGACAATGAAACTTAGCGCATTTTTAGCTTGTGCACTTCTCATAGTAAGCGGTGGTGGTGGTGGCGGCGTCGGCGTAACAAACGCTCTCACTATGATCGCCCCAGCTAGTGAAAACTGCGGCAATGGTATTTATTGCGCCCCTTCACAAACTTGTATGAGTAATGCGAGTGCATTTGGTGCAGGTTTGGTATATGCATGCTCACCCCTTCCTAGTGCAGTCCGTTGCATGGATGCACGTTTTTCTTGTCCCACTTTATCAAGTTGTGTCGAAGATTTAAAATGCATTTATCCTGACGGCAACTTAACCGACGCGATTGTCAACGTCGACGCTTTTCAGGTCGCTAAATTTCGCGACTTTGGTTCAGGGCTGAAATCGACTGCTTTAAGTATTTGTGGTCCAATCACTGGCACATTTCGCCTTCCCAACTTTTGCACATGCAAAGATGCCAAGTTTGGTGGTGAGCTTGGCTGCACTATCGGTCTTCAAAATTATATATCGGTAGGCGCGTCCGCGTGGGTCTTGCCTTGTGCATCTCCGGCCAATTTTGGATATAAAGCATGGGCGTCCCTCATTGGCATGACTGCTAGTATCGGAAAAACATGGACTGCTTCATTTTCCACGAATATTCCTATTCCTGGTGCTTCATTTGAAATCGGTGTTGCGAATGTTGGTGCTAGAGCGATGATATCCGGCGACGTGAGTCAGTTTATTATTTCGACAAATCTCGCTATCGGTGTATGTGCAAAAGTCAATATTGGGTTTTTCTCCAAACAGATTTGCAACCCTTCTAGTTTACGCTGGTTGCCTATCACTATCCTCGCCGGTCCTCGGTTCGACTTTAGTCGATTTTGCTTATAATGATACGGGATACAAGATACAAAATACATAAAATTGAATTAAATAATATAATACTACCTTATATTATTTAAACTATCCAGGCCATGAGTAAAGAGAAAAAAGAAGAGAAAACAGAATATGAACAGGAACAAACACAAGACACCGGTAAATACAGAAAAAATACCAAAGACCAGTTTTATACATCGCCAAGTGTCGCCAAAAAGTGTATAAAAATCCTTATTTCCGTATTGCATGATCCAGAGATGCATCCACAAGTCCTCCCACTTTCTTCCTATCTATGGGTCGAACCATCCGCAGGCCAAGGTGCCTTCCTAAATAGCATCCCTGATACATACGACAAAATCGGTATTGATATTGAACCAGGACCAGGGGCGGATGCAAGCATTTTAAAGCAGGATTTCCTTACATGGGTGCTGCCGCCACAACCCCCGAAAACAAACCCAAAACCGGTTATTATTTTTGGGAATCCACCCTTCGGTCGCCAATCATCTCTTGCGAAAGCTTTCATCGCGCATAGTTGCAAGATTGCGTCCACGTATATCATTGCATTCATTCTTCCGAGGTCATTCGTAAAACCGAGCATGTCGTGTGCTTTTGAGTCGCATTTTCACTGCATCCATTCTAGCGACGTAGAGCGTAATGCGTTTGTTTTGGGTGGGGGTGGAGGTTCGGGTGGTGACGGCGACGCATCATACGACGTGCCATGTGTATTCCAAATATGGCAAAAAAGGTCGGTGCCGCGCATAGTGCCTGAAAAGATTACCGAAAAAGGCTTTCAATATGTGAAAGGAACAGACCCTCACAATATAGTGATTCGGCGCGTTGGTGTATATGCGGGGCGGTGTTATATTAATAGTCACGATGAAACGGAATACAGCTTCCAGTCACATTATTTTATAAAATTGGATGAGCAGTTTGTTGCGGTGCAACATATTAAAAAAATCGTTGACAAAATAAACGCACATGTATTCCCGACAAATACAACCGGTCCACGCAGTCTTTCGAAAACGGAAATTAACATAGTTTTGAACTCTATTCTTGGGGGGTTATAGTAGAACCAAAGAATTTGTCGAAATCTTTAAAAGGTATTTTTCCAGCTGGATAGTCTATAATTAAATTGGTGCCTCTTACGAATTTGATTTTTATTTCCGGAAAATTAACATTACTAACAATAATAAATATCAGTTTTTTTGTTTTTTCTTCGAAAATTGTTTGGTCAAATTTTCTACCCTGACCTTTCATATTGGATGGTGTAAAACTACATCCTTTTTTTGTGAATGTTTTCTGTTCATATTTTATACTTTCGTCTGTATTATCTACCAAGTCGTGATCTTTGCAACCTTTTATATGTTTTAATGCCGGGTAAGTTTGTGCTAGCCATGGTTCTATAAAATGTGAAAATGGTCTACCATCCTTCAATATATCTATACAAATTTCAGGTGGTAAATTATCAAATGCAACCTTATCCATCTGGATATTATGAGTAAATGTGGTATTAAACACTATAGATGATGCGGCATGTTCATGTGAAGATGTTGAAGTCATTTTGTTAGTCTTGGTAGATATTTATATTCGTAATAATAAACATATATCTTATCAATTTTATAATATTCACGCCGCAAACTTATAACCGACGCATGCCGCAAAAAATGTTTCAATGTCTGCTACCCCTGAACCCGTCACCGACGCAATTGGTGCTTCCGTCACTCCACGAGCATACGCCAAAAATACCGGAATTCCGTTCACCATTTTTTTATGTTTCAGGTAGGCGTATAGGTCGAAACACTCGTCCACATCGATCTCAAACATGGTAATATGTTGAGGCAAATCGTTGGACTTTTTGTAAGAGTATTCCTTGATTTTTTTGCATGGTCCGCACCAGTCCGCGGTAAATTTAAATACGAAAATACCTGGATTATTTTGTAACAACGAGGCGAAATCATTTCTCGTCCCTTTGAATTTAAGAATCTTGTAATTATTGTCGATACGCGATACTATATTTTCCATTTTGTATAGGATTTTTATCTTGGGTCGTATATACTATTCGCTTATTTTTCTAAGTTATTTTGCGTTGTATGTTTTATTTATTATTATTTTTAAATAATAATAAACTTATAGATATTTTTCATTTTCATTTTTATTTAGATTTAGATTTAGAAATAAACATCACTACTTATTTAGAAAATGGTAGACATCGAACCTATGCTTACATATGATTTATCACAATTTGGAATTAAAACTATTTATAACATATTAATTGTTTTATATATAACATATATTCGTCCGATTTATTCAATTCTAAACTATAATATAAAAACTGAAAAATCTGCAATTAAAGAAGTTGCAGACCAATTTATTTGTATGGCAAAACCAACTATATATAAAGTTTCAAAAGAAGATTTGAATATGAGTAGAAATATAATGTATATGCCAAATCATTTATCTGTAAGTGACTTTTTTATTGAACCAATTGTATCTCATTATAATTCCAAATATATTGGTCTGAATAAAATGAGAATAATATTTCCTTTTTTAGGATTACTAACTATGTTATCTGATTATTGTATTTATATTTCAGGCGAAAAGAAAAAAGAAGAAGTTGTAAAAACTCTTAAAAGAATTGAAGAGCTTCGCATACAAGATACAACTAAAAATTTATCATTATATCCCGAAGGAATGCGTCGACCGCATCGGCCATATGTATCCGAACAATTGAAAAAGGGTTTTATTTATCACTCTTTTGAGCATAGTATTCCGATTCAAATTATTCACACGACAAATAAAGACTATGCCATCGACGATGAAAAATTAAAAATCAATATTAACATGAAACTTTTTACATATTATAGTCCATTGGTTGACCCACTAAAACTTAAAAAGAAATTTGAAAAACGCGAGAAACGCGAATATACAAAAGATGACTATTATAACGACTTTTATAAAATATGGTCAAAAGTATGGAAACGAATGGACAAATATCGTATCGATATGTATCGCAAACAGGGTATGTCATATGATGAAGCAATTCAAAAAATAGACGATATCGTCGAAAGCGAACTTGAAAAGAAAAAAATAAGTGTTATCGAAAATGAAATATGGGGCGAAGATAAAGAAATTAGCAAAACGTTTGTTTTCATTCGTAATTTTCTATGGGGGCTTATTTATTACGGAATATATAAAGCGATTGGGTTCATATTTGAGTTATTTTTCAAGTTTAAAAAATGTAGACGTGATGCGAGTGCGAGTGCAGATGCAGGTGCTAGTGCTAGTAGTAGCAGCAACGGCAGTAACACATGTGCAACTGGAATCGCTTCTATGCTTGAGAAACTAATCTGTTTTCAAAAAATGTGTGCTCCGTCTGCTCCGTCTGCATCACCCCCACCTTCTATGACAAATATTATCAATGAAACCATATGTTCACCCGAGTGTTCCCCTAAAAGTAAAGGTGTTGGGGTGGCTTTCCACAATTTCTTCTAAATCTAAATCTCTAACTCGCTATATCCACCCACTAAAGCTTTGATAATGTATTAGTTGGAAAACCTTGCGAACGCTGGGGTATCATTTTTGCAGGCGATACTGCGAATGTTTGTTTATTTTTTGCTTCACATATTATACTTTCAAGTTTTTCGATATTCAGTGTTGGCAGCTCCGCGTGACTTTCCCAGAAATACCGACAATATGCCCACTTGAAATCGTAGTCTTCGCCATATAAGTGTCCAAGTCGTTGCAGTAAAACGACATTTACATTAAAAGGCAATAAATTTAAATTTGCTTTCGGCAAGACATAACATAATTGGACTATATCTTCAATTGCCTGTTTCTCTTTTTTTTCCAGAAATGTTGTATTCATATGCGGGATATACTTTACAAGGTCTTTAAACAATGGTGCATAATGATATTTATAACACCATCGCCAATCAATACACCCCGTAGTATAGTAATTATATGTCCATTCTAGTCCTTCTAAGTAATTCATCGAAATCTGACGCTTACGTTCATCTGTTATTTCCATGTCAAATAAAGATTTATAATATCGATATTCCCAATCGTGTTGAAAAGGATTAATATATTTTTCAACACTACGTTCTCGCATTGGTAGTGTTAACAATTCATCCATTTTATAAATATCTGTTCCAAGAACTTCGTCTGTTTGTTGTAGCGTTGATGTTGGTGTGGATGCGACATTACTTGATTTTATATTATTTCTCTCGTTTCTCACGTTTCTCTCGTGATTCTTAGTTTGGTATTGACTTTGGCTTTGGTATCCCATTCGTTTCTCCGCCTTGTCGCGTCGCTTATGTTCTTCCATTAGCAACGAATCTTCGGCCTTTGCAATATGCGAAACAAAGTCGTTAAAGTTTTTCCATTGAATCGTATTTGTTGCGGTTTCGGAATCCGACTTTGTTAAAAATTTTGTATTATCGCTCCCTAATGTTTCGCGATATACATTTAGCAATATATGTATACCACCCGTCCGTATATTTACCCCTGGAAAATGCGGCAAAAAGTCGTTCCCCAACAAGAAACACAAGAATATATAATCCTTAATACGATTGGTTTGCAATGTCATGTGATCGAGTGTATGTGTATCCTTTTCAATACATTCACTCGTAATGATACCTTGTTCCTGCATAAAGTCTACTATAGCGATCGCCAACTCTGGTATATCAAGTAAGTAATCACGATTCGCATCTAAAGACGAGTCAATAGATTTGATAAACTCCGGTGTGTCTCGAAAAAGATACATGTTCTTATTATTTGTAATATGCAGATGATTTAGGGTAAGCATAATTAAATCCGCATCTAATCCATAGATTAGCGTTGTAGTATCCGGTGAGTTATGATACTCAGGATATTTACGAATATATTCGAAGATTTTATGTTCTCCTTCGCCAGATTCCATACTCGAAGATACTATATATTTTGGAGACACAACAGATATAGGGTTTTTATTTTTATGTTCATAATATTCTGTAACATATGTGTTTAGTTTTTTCATAAATTCGGTGCCTGGTGTAATGGCAGATGTATTCCACGCTTCTTTATATGCCGCACCTTCTAGGTCTCGTTGTATTTGGGTTGTATACCACGATTTATACCTTCTGTCTCGTTGCTGACTTAATTTAGCAACAGGTGCAACACCATCAAATGCGATAAATACACGATCATGTGGTTGAAGCGTATCAACATAAAAGTCGATTTTGGCACAAACCATATTCATCAATTCGTTCTCATATTCTTTGTGTTTTGTTTTGTCATATGTAGGATTGTTTTTTACGGCGTCGTAAATCAGAGAGTTGCTGTCCAAATAAAAATTATTTATTTGTCGTAGCGATTTCATGTCTTTTATGATATGACGATACTCTTTAACTATATGTGAAAAGTAACTTGGAATTCCCATTTTATCTGCAATCGGTTACTATGTTACTTATACTTGTAAGGTTTTTTCTATATAGATTTCATTATTATTTAAGATTGAGAGAACATGAGAAAGGAGAGAAAGGAGAGAAAGGAGAGAAAATAATTCATAAATAGAAACTCGGGTTTTTATATAAAATAGCAATTATAATATTTATTAATATATATTATATAATATACCAAATACATACACAACCATATAATATGAGTAGTTTTGAAGAAGCATTATTAAGCGCACCCCAGGGTTTTGAAGCAAATTTAAAAAATATATATACATTCTTTTCTTCACTGGCTCCACTCTATATTTCAGCCTATTTACTTATTTCTAGTATTAGTAACGGAGATATAGGCAAGGCCGGTATGTTTATTGCTGGATTGGTTTTAGTTCTATTTATACATTCCGTTATTGCAATGACCATTAGTCAAAAATTTGAAGATAAGTTTGGTTCAAGCAAATATAAACTTGAATGTAATTTTGTCCAGCTACCATTTTTAAGTGACTATATGGTTCCTAACTTGAATAGCACCCTATTAGCATTTATTTTTACATATCTTATTATGCCTATGCAGACATACAATAGTTATAATGTAGTTCTGTTAACTATTATAGGTGCATTTTTTGGTATTAATGCCGGTAGTAAAGTATTACACGGATGCACCAGTATAGTGGGAGTTTTAATGAGTTCGGTCATAGGTTTTATTATCGGATTTGCTTGGTATTCTATTGTTCTTACATCTAACCCCAAACTATTATTTTTTGGTGCTGATGGAGGTGAGCCAATATGTTCACGTCCGTCTAAACAAACTTTTAAATGCAGAGTATACAGAAACGGCGAGGTCATTCATACTACGTAATACATAACCGAATTGAGCTACGCCACAAACTTACTGCTATTATGTGAAATCCATTTTTTAAAATCATTCATGGCTTGGTCTCTATGAAAACTATTTGTCAGTAGTCTTATATTATGATACTTCTTCGAAAGTGTTGAAATAAAGTTGAAAACGATATTTCTGGTTATTGCTTTATGATACATATACATACCATCTTCCTTAAATAGAGGTTTGCCAGTACGGCGGTTTACGCTATTATGAAAATCAAAAAAGAATAATTGTAAATCCTTTTTTGTTTTAATATTGTCCCTCTTTATATTAAACATTATTTTTGCAGCGTGTTCAGAGCAATCCGGGCAAGGAAGATTCGTGCAAATATTAGCACATATCGTAAGAAATTCGTCTTTTAACTCTTCAAAATGTTCATCTCTCATCTTGAACGCAAGTGTATGAAATAAATACCACGTTGCATTCCCCCATTCTTGTTTTGTCGCCATTTTATAATATACTAATATAAAGACAATTTATTTTATTATTCATACATAAATATTTCACAATAATATAGAAACGCAAAAATGAGTATTCATATACCTCAAGTATTTTTACACGGCAATGGTTCAGGACATAGCAGCAACTATCTAGTAAATAAGCATGCATTGGGTGCAGTATCAGCTAGGTCTATAAATGAAACAAAGTTTCAATTCGACAAAGATACAAGTAACTATTTTTACAACGAACTTTCAAAGATTCTAAATACGGATAGAACGCATCAAGACGGACTAAGCGAAAATATAATAGTGTCCAATCATACAGATGCCGACGCCGATACCGATAAAAACGCCGACACCAATATCTGTCTTATCACAAAAGAGAAGTTAGAACCCAATCATATTACTTTAAGTTGTAATCATAAGTTTAACTACGTGCCTCTTTATAACGAAGTCGTCAACCAAAAAAATAAACAAAATAATATTTACGAAGTTGCTAAACTATCATCGAATCAAATAAAGTGTCCATATTGTCGCGCGATAACGAATAAATTGCTTCCCTATATTGCCTATCCATCGGTTAAAGTGATCAAAAATGTAAATTCATATGTGACAGCTAGTTATAACAATAATCCTGAGTATTTCTTATATGCCCCTAAATGTTCCCATAATACAAAAAATTCGTGTCAAAAATATGGCGTATATTATGAAACCGAAAATATTCTATTATGCCCCCAACATCATAAGACGTATGTGACAAAACAGAAAACCTGTAATAAAAATGCAGAAACCGGTAGTGACGATAGGGGTAGCAAAGATAAAGATAAAGATTCGACTAAAGGGGTATGTAAAGCTGGCTCTTGTTGTGCAATACTAAAAAGCGGTAAAAATATCGGTAAGATGTGTGGGATACGATGCATTGGGGGTGGTGCAAATGAGACAAATACGGGGACGAATGCGGGGACGAAATATTGTAAAAAACATTATAAGTTATTCTTGACATAAAGAACATAAAAACAATACATAAATATATATTATCAAAAACAAACTTTAGATTAGATAATATATATGCATAATAATTATACGTGTGTCGCGGAGTATATATGGTTAGATGCTAATAAAAAATTTCGCTCGAAAACGAAAGTAATCCCTAGCTTCTTTTCTGGTGGTTTTTCATCAGATGGAAATGACGTGAGCCTATACCCACGTTGGGACTATGATGGTTCATCCACGGGACAAACTAGTGGAGAATTCTCGGAGATAATTCTTGTGCCTGTTTTTGTATGTGATAATCCTCTTTCGCAAGATAAAGATAATATTATCATGCGGAAGCTCGTATGGTGTGAAACATTTCATCATGACAATGGAATGCCCACGCCTGTAAATACTCGTCATGCCGCCATGTCCATTTTTGATGTATGCCTCGAACAAAAACCATGGTTCGGACTAGAACAGGAATATTTTATATTTGACATCGGTGAAACGAACGATGCCGTGTATTATGAAACAACGATGCATTATTGCGGCGTTGGATGCCCACATGTTTCACATCGGCAACTTGTAGAAGAACATATGAATGCATGTCTTACTGCAGGGTTAAATATTTCAGGTATCAATGCAGAGGTAAGCAAGGACCAATGGGAATTCCAAATTGGACCATCAGAAGGTATTCGCGCTGCCGATGAACTTATGGTTGCTCGCTTTTTACTCGAAAGAGTTGCTGAAAAATATCGAAAAATAATTTGCTATGACCCAAAACCTTTTTCGTTGGTTAACGGCTCCGGGTGTCATACCAACTTTTCAACCAAATCTATGCGAGACAATAGTAACGACGCGAAAGGACTACGCGAAATCCACCGCGTCATACAAAATATGGAAAAACACCACACCAAAGATATTCAGTATTATGGCAAAGACAATGATAAACGGCTTTCCGGTATTTACGAAACGTCGTCCTATGGTGTATTTTCATGGGGTGTCGGAAACCGGGGTGCATCCGTGCGTATCAATAACAATACACATCGCAACGGATTTGGATATTTTGAAGACCGACGTCCTGCTGCAAATATGGACCCTTATTTAGTAACATCTATTTTGATGCAACGTGTGATTGAGGGGTGAAGACCGAAGACCGAAGAGCGAGGTGTTCTATTCAAATCCTACTTCTGTTACAATGTTATTACATACGATAATACATATTTTTTACCTAGTATATAACTTGCAACTATTCGATGTGCTCCATCCAATAATAGATATTTGTTATTTACTTGTATCAACCATATCGGACTAATCTCTTTTTTTTGTTGTATTTGTTTTTGATAATATTTTACACAAGTTATGTCACTTTTACAACGTGGTCTATTATGAATGGGATATGCCTTAACTGCCGAATTTTGTAATCTCTCTGGATTAAAATTGTCAACATCTGCAAATGTAGCCAATGGTATTTTTACTAATTTTGATTTGAAAATATGTGCTATTGAAGCATCTTCCCTATTTTTAAATATTTTCATACTAACCGACGTATCAATCGAATCTTGTAAAAAGTTTATATAGTCGTTCATATTATGGGTTTTATCTTGCGTATAGTAATATATTTACATTATAAAAAATTTACATTATAAAAAATTTACATTATAAAAATATAATCTAAATTCATAAAATGTAGTAACGTAAATTCATAATATATAAACAAAAATTGCCTATACAGAAATATTAAAATCCCCACTTGCCCTTACTTTGCGTGCTAAAGTGCGAATATTTTGTTTTTCATATAGTTGATGTTTATCTTGCATACGTCTTTCTTTTGCTTCATTGGCATTTGGTAGTTCTTTGTATTCATATGTGCTGCGTGCGGTATGAAAAAAACCACCGGGTGGGAGTGGATTTTTTATAATTCCTCTTATTTTTCTTCCAGGAGGTGGTCTTAAAAATATTTCATCGGGATTAGAAATTTCATATCTTTTATAATCCATCCCTTCATTTATTTCATCATATAATTTTTTAACTTTAGTCTCATCGTATTCCTTTCTAGTTTCTATATACTTTGGATATGATAAAAATGCGGGACTAACTGGCGGAACAATGACGTTGTCACCATATTTACCAATTGATATAAATAAAATAACATGAGATATTTTTGCATAAAACTCGTAAATATCTCTCGTTATCCTTCTATTCTCTGCTATAACCGCTTTCGTATCTATATCACGTTGAGTATTTCCATTATATTCATTAATATAACGATTGTACATATCATATAGATTATAAAAGGCGACAATGTAATAGTTAATTGTCTTGTGAAAGACACGATATATCTCGTCCATCAAATATATTTTTACCTTTCTTAATTCATTTGCATATGGTTCGTTGGCTAGAGGGTTATTGGTATCAATCAAGTCATAGGAAGGAGTCGCACCATTTATACCTGCAAAACTAAATATGGCTTCGTAGTTAAAGTTTCCAATTACATTTATAAATGGCGTAAAGTATGAATTAAAAAAATTTACTAACGGCGAAGTTATTTTATCTATGTTTTCGGAAATGGGTGCACCTGTGGGTGAAAAATAATAGTCATTATATTTAAATTCATATAAGAAATCACTACCCGGTCTTAACGTTAATTGCATAAATGGTTCTTGGAAAAAAAACGTCATTAACGTTGTAGTCAATCGTCCTAAATGATAAATAAACTTTTTACCCGCTATTAAAATACTCATTGCATCTGTTGTCTCCAATGGTTTTTCAAAACCAGGATTAGGGTTCTTGACATATACATCTGTTTCTACATACTCCACTGAACATGAAAATACTATAACATTTATAACTTTGTTATTTTGAACTGCTATCGGAAGAAGAGTGTTCACTAACCCGATATTCGTATTTTCTGTAAAGAACGTTGTCCCTGGATATAACTGAAATAATTTTTTTTTATATATTGGTATCTTAGCCTTATTTTTTTTATAATCTACAGGTGTAAAAATACCCATAGAATACAAATTTTGTAATGTGGCTATGTTTATATCGTGGTCTTCTTGTATGTCGACATCTTTAAAATGTCCTCCAATCATTCTGTCATGTGTTATATCTGTTAAATTAAATGTATCTTTCAATAAACAAGAAGAAATATAATTTAAACTTAAATAATGACATAGCTTATCAAATACTTGTTTTCTTTTCTCCGCACCTTTATCTGTGGCGTTAAACATAACTGAGTTCGCGGGATCCGATATTAAATTATTTATATGGAAAAATAATTTTGGATACACTGCACTTAGTAAAACATGTTTTTTTCCAAGCTCGATAATTCGTATATATTTATTTGCAAGAAATTTAATTTCAGGTGATAATTCTTTTCCCATGCTACCATGCCCTATTACGAAAACATTTTCTTTATTATTTGTAGGCGGATTATGTTCCGAAATGTTAAGTAAATCATCTACCTCTTTTTGTGAAAGAGGTCCTCTAAACATGGGATGCGTATTATAACCGACTACTTGCAAACTGAGTGGATTTGGTGGATGCTTCGCGGTGGGAATTTTAAATTGATTTATATATCCTATATTTCTTGCATGCAAGTTTGATGGTGAAGGGCCCATATCAAATAAAGTAGTAAATTCGAGATTCTGTATACGCGATAAAAATAATTCTGCATTTTCTTTTTCAAATAATGTTCGACTTTGTATCGTTTGTATACTCGATATTTTAATATTTTCTATTAAATCATCGCATAATTTGCCCCATACGATCAATGTTCCAAAGCGGTCTTCTAAATTTAAGCTTACAAGAACGCTATATATATTCGGTGATAAATAGGAATAATGTCTGTTATATATATTTATTGTATTAAGATCAATTATACTTTTTTGAGATAATTTATCAACGGGATCAGGACCAGCATTAATATAGGATAGAGGTAAAATTACAGACATTTCTGAAGGTTTATATTTTCCTGGTAGTAAATAATAATGCGGAATTTCCAAACCTGTGCTGATAATTTTGTCGTCTTCAAAATCTATTATTTTATTATCAGGTGTGTATGTTGTTTTTAGTTTTCCCTTTGAATTCAAAAGAATCTCAGGGGGTGTAGGCACTCGCATTGGCGAAACTTGTAAAGGTGGGGGCGGAAGAGGCGGAGGTGGAACATTAGATGCTACTACTGCCGCTACCGATGGAGCAAAATAACGAGAACGAGAACGAGAACCTACCCTAGATTTGCGTATCGGTGGAGATACATGTTTTAATGGTGATTTTATGACCCGATTCATCTCTTCTTTTGTAAATTTATCACCCGTAGAGTGAATCTTCTCACCATGACTTAAACGTGCATCTCTCCCCATGCCGGGAAGTTCGGTTACCGGGACTACTCTTTTTCCGGGTGAGTGATACGGGCTTACACGATTATAAGCATAGTCTTGGAGTTGCTGGGCTACACTAGCTAAAGTTGGCGTAGTATTTGACACTGCACTAGAACCCACCACGGGTGTTAAAGTTGTAACAGAACCCGCGAATGTTCGTGGAGTTTTTGGAGAACCCGTGGGTGTAGCTCCACCACTATATATTTTATACGTTTTATACGTTTTATACTTTTTTCTATTCCTTCTTGTCAATGTATTTGATTTTGACCTAACTAGTATTCTATTTATTTTTAATGTTTTTCCATATGAAACTTTACTTCTTTTATTTCTTTTTCGTGTTTTGTTTCCGCTTTTATGTTTCATCGGCCTTTATATATAATCTAAATACTTTAATTATATGTAATACTTATAATATACAATACTTGAAATATATCTATATAGCTCGGAAATCGGATTTTCCAAAACATCCCCCGAAAACGGCCATCCAAGAATTCCACAAAACGCCCTCCCAACATTCGCGACCATCTGTCTGCTGCAAACTATTCTGCTCCATCTCACCGAATCGGTTTGGGATATTTTTCCAAAACATCCCCCAAAAACGGCCATCCAAGAATTCGCGCAAAACGACTTCCCAACATTCGCGACCATCTTTTGGAAAATTCTAAAAAATCGGTTTGGACATTTTTCCAAAACATCCCCCAAAACCGGCCATCCAAGAATTCGCGCAAACCGCCCTCCCAACATTCGCGACCTTTTTTGTATTTTTTCGCCGGTTTACAAATCCGCAGCATAATGGTCTGCACGTGACCACGTCCATAAATAAAAACAAGAGCATAAAGGTAAGGTCGCGGAAATGGGGTAGGCGGACGCTGAAGAAGTGATGATGTAATGTTTTTTCCAATTCTATTTTGGATTTTTGAAAAAAGGACATTTATAAATGTCCATTTTCTGATTTTCATTTCTAGATTTGAAAAAAATGTTAACTTTTCAATTTAGAGCATAATGCTCTCATTTGCTTTTTTGAGTTTGAAAATTTGTTACGATAAACTTTTTTCATTTTTTGGACAAATATATTTAAGGAAAAGGATTTAGGCATTTTTGTTAACATAATATATAGGATGTTAACAAAAATGCCGCCAAAAAATGCCGATAATTTTGCTTGCAAAACTTGTCACTTTGTATCTAGCAAGGAAAGTAACTATTCTAAACACCTCTTGACACGTAAACATAAAACGTTAACAAAAATGGAAAATGTTAACTTTGGAGCCGAAGTTTTATCGTGTCAGTATTGTCACAAACATTACACCTCTCGCGTGGGCTTATGGAAACACGAGAAAAAGTGCGATGCTCACACCGAAATAAAAAATGAAATCGTGTGTGATACCAATTATGCAGCGAATACATTAGAAACTGAAAAAGAAATAAATAATGCGATTACAAAGGACATGTTTATGGAACTTATCAATGACAATAAAGAAATGATTAAAATTATTCGTGACCAACAAGAGCAGATAAAAAGCATGATTCCCAAAATGGGCAATACTTTCAATAACACGACCAACAACAATAACTTCAATCTGAATTTCTTTTTGAATGAGCAGTGCAAAGATGCTATCAACATCAACGACTTTATTAATTCTTTGAAGATAACCCTGGACGACCTTTATTTTACGAGGAAGAATGGTATTGTTGAAGGTATCAGCAACCTTATGATAAATGGTCTCAAAGAATTGGATGTCTATAAGCGACCAATACACTGCACCGACTTGAAACGCGATATCGTCTACATCAAAGATAAAGACAAATGGGAAAAAGACGATGATAAGAAGCTAATGAAGAAAACAATACACAATGTTGCGACACGCCAGCGAACCAAAATATCCGAATGGGTCGATTTAAACCCTGACTGGTTTGACGACGAGCAACTTCAATACGAATATTTGACCTTGTTGAATAAAATAACAGAACCGATCGAATGCGACGATAAATTAGAGAAAAAGGTAATCAAAAATATAACAAAACAGGTCCAAATCACGGACATTAAAAATAAAGAATAAATAAGTTTGCGATATGTGTGTGGGAGGGGTGGTGGTGGTGGTGGTGGTGGTGGTGGTGGTGGCGGCCAGATATTTTCGTAAAATAATAACTAATTCCCGGTTATATTTAGTTATTATTTATGGGGGGACGCAGTTGTTGGGACATGATTGCCACAAACGTGTATAATGTCGTTTTGTGTTTTTTTAATAGTATAAAAATATATCGATGTACCAATAAGGCGAAAATAGTCGATTCTGCATAATGCTTCTTCTTTTTCTTGTTTACTTTATTTTAGCAATTTTGATTGTTTTGGTTGTTATTTATTTCATTTATATGAATAAAATCAACTTTAACTTTTCTATCGATATTCATTCCGATTTGAAAGACAAAGATATGCTGAGGAAAGACCGATACAAAGAACCGAATAGTAATAGTAGTAAAACAAACAATAGTAATATAGATAACAAACAAACGAATGAAGTCGATGAAAATTGGTTATTTTGCTTTGATTCATTGAAAAATGTATCAAGGTCGTTTAATATCGTTATTAAACAACTGGATGACGAAACTATGAAAATTGTTTGTATATTTTACTTGGTATTGAGAGGATTGGATACGATTGAAGATGATATGAGCATCTCTTCTGAAGATAAGAAACAAATGTTACTAAATTTTCATAATGATATCGAAAACGACGACTATTCGATCGAATGTGGCGATAAACCAGAATATCGAAATTTGATGAAGAATTTTTATAAAGTGAATCGAACCTATAAACAACTTCATTCAAAATATCGCGATGTTATTAAGAATATTACACAAGAAATGGCAAAAGGTATGGTCGAATTTTTAGGTAAAACGTCCATGGATACAACCGAAGAATACGACTCTTATTGCCACTATGTTGCCGGTTTGGTGGGTATCGGGTTGTCGCAAATATTTACCATTAGTGGTTCGGAATTCAACGACTTGACGAAATACGAAACCTTGTCGAATTCGATGGGATTGTTATTGCAAAAGACCAACATTATACGCGATATTAAAGAAGACTACGACGAAAAACGTTACTGGTGGCCGAAAGATATCGTTTGTAAACACTTTTCAAGTATGGATGATATTTTTGCCAATAGGGGAGAGATAGGAGAAGCAGGAGAGACCACAGGAATATTTGTAACTACAGAAAAACACACTGACCTATTGAATGAAATGATCATGAATGCATTGCGACATATACCCGAAAGCATCGAATACCTGTCACTGGTTAAAAATAATACCAACTTCAAGTTTTGCGCAATTCCTCAAATCGTAGCAGTGCAGACACTTGCTACTTTATTTCATAACCCAAACGTTTTTAAGAAAACCGAAAAATTAAATAAAACAACACTTGCACGAATATTTATGGACACGAACGATATGAATTCTATCTTGCAGTTTTATATTGATGCAGTTGAAAAAATAGAGAAGAAGATTGTGGATAGCGATAGTGAATTATCCTCTAAGTATTCGGGTGGTAAACTACACAAATATGTAGACGAACTAGACAAAATTAAGGCATTTATTATGAAATATATTATAGAACATTCGAAAAAACCGGTTACAAATATTAGTCTTACGAAAGTTAAAAAATCACTAATAAGCACATTTATTTCAATATTTCAGAAGAATGTTTTATACCCGTTGAGCAACTTGTAATTTGATAACTATTTGCTGCAAACGTTTATAGTAATATTAAAATACTATTGTTAAAATAATATGAATATTATTTAATATACTATAATATAACGCAAATCGCACAACCCACTTCATGGAAACCAAAGAACAACTCGTCGCTCAAATCAAAGGATGGATGGCAAACGACAATGAACTGCTTGAATTGCAACGTAAAGTAAAAGAATTAAAAGAGAAACGTAAAACATATGCCGATAATTTAGTCGAAATTATGCGCAAAAATGAAATTGATTGTTTCGATGTAAATGGTGGTAAACTTATTTATACGAAAACGAAAGTTAAGGCGTCTCTAAATAAAACTACACTTGTAAATGCACTTGTGAAATATTTTAAAGATGACGATGAACAAGCGAAAGAATTGTCTAAATTTTTATTAGATTCACGTGAAGAGAAAGTAAAAGAATCAATTCGTCGAAAAATAAATAAAGACTGAGATAGTATTTAAAAAATATAATAATAATATAGTAAACGTATATTCTTGCTATATTATTATTGTGAACATCATGTTTCCAACATCAAATGCAAGTGAAGCTGGAAAAATAACAAAAGATAAGGCAATATCTATGTCAAAAACGATGTCCAAATTTTTTAAAAAACCCAAACGCGATGAACCTGGACCTGGACCTAGGTCTGAGCCCAAACACGAGCATGATGAACCTGCATTTCATATGGAAACTAAAGAAGAAAAGAGTAAGAAAAAACGACAACAACATACGGAAGATACAGAAATAAACTATATTGGAGATAAAGAAGATTTAAAAAATTTGGATTTTTTGTTTAGAGAAACTACGGGGTATGAAATAGGCGAGGATAAGGATACGGATACGGATCGCGATGATGAAGAAGGAGAGAAAGTAGAGAAAGTAGAGAAAGTAGAGAAAGTAGAGAAAGTAGAGAAACACTTTAATGCAATATATCCTTTTTCTCATAAACATTCTCTACATTTTTCACAAGATTATAAGGAACATGACGATCAAAACATGAATGAAGTTTTGGTAGAATTTCTTATATATAGAATTAAAAAAAATGCATATAAACCATTTCTTGAATTTATGTTATATAAAGCTGATGATAACAAATTCTATTTGCCGAACTTAATATATAACAGGGACAAGAGTAAGGGTAGTGGTAGTGGTAGTGGTAGTGGTAGTGGTAGTGGTAGTGGTAGTGGTAGTGGTAGTGGTAGTGGTAGTGGTAGTGGTAGTGGTAGTGGTAGCGACGATGACGACGGCGGCGACCATGCCAGAATATACGACAAAGTATTATCAACACTTGATGCTATTTTTATAGAAGGAAAATACAAAATAAAAGGTAAGCTTATTCCGGCTAAGTATATGAATAACATTGACGAAACCTATTTGAGTGATCGATATATATTATTTGTCGAGTCTACTTTGCATGAAACCGATGTCGATGTCGATACAGAAGACAATACTTCTACTTTTACTTCTACTTTTAATTCTACTTCTAGTCAGTATATCCCCGAAGAAACGAAACTATGGTGGGTAACTATAAGCGAAATATTTAACTATAAAAAGGTTCTATTCTTTCCCGTTCATGATAGTGTTGTTAATCTGTTTTATTCTTACCCAGAAATGATGAATATTTTCATGGGAGGTAAAATGCTTGAAATACCAATAGTAGTATATAATGGGAACAACGACAATTATACAAAATATAATGCAATTTTTTCATTAAAAAAGTCGCCCCATTTTTCGCGATATGGTCCTTTCTATTATTTTACAGACTTGCACTCCTCTTTTAAATATGCGTGTTATGATGTAGATGGGGGGGATATGCGGAAGTTTGAAAAGGGGGGATTATTACGAACTATCATTTTTCCGCGGAAAATTAAAATGTTTTTAGAACGGGATAAAATAGACGACTCGGCGATGGCGCAATATTTGTTTAACAAGTATCCCGAAAAAATATTTACAGGGCAATTTAGAGATAATGATAATAAGTGGACCGCAAAATATAATACTGCATACAATGGGGAATACACGATTACATATGATAGAGATAAATTCGTAGAGAAGGACAAAGACGAACATTTCGATGAGAAAACACCATTTCCTGTTATGTTTTGTGTAAGTCAATATAATCAACAACAAGTAATATCATATCACTATGTAGACACAAAAGGTATCCCCGACAAATATAGTTATGAATATACAGATTATAAATTGCTGTAATATTGTTAATGTTTTTATGCGATTTTTTATTATAATAAGTATATAGTATAAAACTTAACGAAAATGGGAAGTAAAACGGAACGTAAAATTTCTAGTTTTAAAATGTGGGCTATTTTGATACTTATATTGGCGTTTTTGAACCCTGCAATTACTGCAATATTGGTTTTTTTAGGAGTTGACAAAAGTAGTTTCGAAAGTTATCTAATTTGGGGGAATGGATTGATTTTATTTTGGTTTATATTAAACAATGAAAGAGCGAACGACCTCATCGATTAAGTAAGACGAAATCTATGGTTATTATTATTCATACTATTTGTTATACTTTTATTCGCATTATATACATATATTACATTGCACATAAGTAAAATAATGATTACAGATTTATTACAAAAGGTAATAACTATTTTACATATATCTTTAATTGTTTTATTTATTATTGGACCATTATTACCTGGGAAATATTTAATATACTATTTATTTTTATGGCCTGCTACTTATATTCATTGGTATTTTAATGATGATAAATGTATATTAACAGAAATTGAATATAGTTTTGACAAACAATATCACAACGGATTAAATGAATATATTTTTAATAGTAAACATGGATTTTTTGCCGTTTTAGGTAATTTTAAATATGGTTTATTAAATGGAAACTTTAACTATTATCGCACAATACTATGGATAGTCGCGTTTATCCGTCTATTGATATATTACCGAAAAGATATAACAAAATGGTCAGAAAACGTTAGAAAACATTTTATCTCGCGGGTTATATGCGAGTCGTGCAGAGGTTGAGAAACGTGAGAAACGTGAGAAAACAATGTAAAAATCGGTATATTCATACACTAGGAAAATATTATAATAATATATACGATATTTTTTCCATTAATAAGCATGATTGAAAATGTAATGAATAAAATAGTAAGATTTTCTCATTTGTTGTTACTATTCGTTTTAATATTTGGTGTTTTTTTACCGGGTAAGTATTTAATATATTTTTTATTTTTATTACCCGCAATTTATATTCATTGGTATTTTAACGATAATAAATGTATGTTGACAGAATTAGAGTCATACTTTGACCAGAAACATGTAAATTTGAATAATGATGACGAAGTGTATCACTATAAATATATAAATGTTTTGGAAATGTTGAAAAAGATAAATATATATTTTGATGGTGCGGATTCTTTCACTTCATATTTATATAATATTTTTTTCATATGTTGGATAGTTGGGTTTATTCGTTTCTTAAATTATTATAAAAAGGATATATTTAACGTGTGGTCAGTTATAAAAAAACCATTGCAACGACGATTTTTAACCGACAAGTGAGATGAGAATAATTTAGATTTAGATTCGAATAATAAAATACAAAGTTTTTATAATAATAAGTATATATATAGTTATTATTTACAAATGACAGATAAAATAGACTACAACACGGATTTAGAATATCTATTAAAAATTCACGCGGAAGAATGCGAATCATTTTCGATTTTACATCGATATTCCTATGAAAAATACAATGAACGATCAAACTATATTAACATTCCGGTTATCATATTGTCAAGTGCGATCGGTTTTGCAACAGGTATTGATATTGGGTATGATAAAATGAATATTATTTTAGGTGTAAGCAGTATTTTTGTAGGTATTATTAAATCAATAGATACATATTTTCAACTTGGGAAAAGGTCAGAGTCTCATCGTTTATGCTCTCTTCAGTTTCAGCAAATCAATAAAAAAATAATGATCGAATTGTCATTAAAACGAGACCAACGTATATCTGCAAAAGATATGCTTCAAATCATAAAAACAGATATAAAAAATTTGCAAGATATTGCACCATTAATCGACGATGAAATAGTAAAGGTATTTAAGAAAAATTATGGAGAACCGGACGCCGTAAGCGGAAAGATAACTTTTAATGCACATACACCGAACTTGTGTAATGGGTTAACAGAGGTTACAGTAAACGGCGATAGAATAACAAATGAATATGATAATAAAAATGGTGGCGGGAATGGCGGGGGTGATGGCGGTGACGGCGATAATAATAAAAGACGACGAAGAAGTTCGCGTGAAAGAAGACGAAGTCGTGGATCATCGCCAGACTCGTTTGGAAGTAGAGGAGGCGACGATGACGACAATGACGATGGTAGAGGTGGTGGTGGTGGTGCCGCGGGTGTCGGCGGGGGTAGAAGTTCAAGAAATTCAAAAAATGGTGGGGCGGGAATGGGAATGGGAGAAAATGCAAATAAAAAAACCGACGGAAATGTATCAAGTGCAAGCAATAGCTCCGGATTTATGAGCTCTGTTTCAAATTTTTTTAAAGGCGGAGTGAATTTATTAACCGGCAATCATTCTAGACCGGCTAGCGCGGGTTCGGGTTCGGGTTCGGGTTCAAATTCTAAACCAAAAACAGGTTCACAAGAAGAATATCGCGACCAAAGAAGACGGAATAGAGAACATACATCGACGTCGGTTTTAAACCAACATAGTGGTATCAAACAAGTAACAAGTAACGAAATCGTCGAATTAACAGATATAGTTTCATATAGCGGGCAACAAGTAGGTAATAGTCTGAATAAACTAAAGATAGCTTCTATATCTACTCCCACATCTAGTGTAAGACATACACCCATACTAAAATTAAATAATACGATACAAAGTGGCGTGCAAGTGCATCGTCCCGAACCTCAACAGCTGCATGCGGAACAGACAGGACATATTGACCCCTTACAACAATCGCAAAACTTACAACAATTGCAACAATTGCAACAATTGCAACAATTACAAAACTTACAACAATTTTTTAATTCTCAGCGGCAAACACCCACGCCCACACCTTTGCCTATTCCTCAACTGATAGCTGCAGCATCTACGCCGCGTGTATCTACGTCTACACCCGTCGTCGTATTACCTTCGAATGCGTCAAATAAGTCAAATAAGTCAAATAAGTCAAATATTCTCGCGGCAGTTTCAGCGAATCTTGTTTATGCAGGAATGAATACAAATGGATCGCAAAATATTACACCGACTGCATCAAAGGCTGCATCTGAAATAGGTGCTAACAATGAGAACGACAATGTTGTTATTGATATTTTACCACTAACCCACGATAATCTAAGTATTCATGAAAATTCAATAACACACCATGAACCGCAGCAACAACAACAACAAGACCCTTACACGCAAGTTGTTGATATACAAATTACTGATGTAGAACTACCACCTGCATTTGACCAACACAATCCCGACTCTGACCCCGACCTTGAAGGGATGATGTAACGACGAGTGCGGTGCGACGCGAACCCATGTTGTTTTAATATAATATATATAAAATTGAAATAAAGATATATATACTATATTATATTAAGAACGCCTACTTATATATTACAACCACGCAAATCCAAGACACCACGAAATGGAAAGACGATTAAACCAACGCATTGACGAATACTTGATCGAATTCAAGAACCAGGTTGCGGGACGTATACAAACGATGGTTCGGGATCTTGAAGAGTCGGTGCAAGGTCGCGATATTTCTATTTTGGGAGAGACAAAGATGAAATGCAACTCGCTCGCTGCATTTGTATACAATTATGAAAAAATCAAAGTAGGAAAAGACGACTTTATGAAACGCAAACGCGTGAAAAGCGTTGTGCCTATATACGACCGATGCTGTGCAAAGAGAGCTAGCGGTGAACAATGCACGCGGCGTAAAAAGGAAGGCGAATCATATTGCGGGACACACATCAAAGGAACACCACATAGTGTTATGGAGGAGGAGAACCTGACAGAACCTTCAACGCCGAAAAATGTGAAGGTCGATATCTGGGCACAGGATATCAGAGGCATTATTTACTATATCGACAAGACCGGGAATGTATACGATACGGAGGATATTATGAAGATTGACAAATACCCGAAACGCGTTATTGCAAAATATGTTCAGGATGCTAAGGGTGGATATAGTATTCCGTCGATATTTGGAGGCGGAGGTGCGTGTGCGGCATTGGCTCAGTAATGTGTTGGTGCCATTTATACTATATACTAAATTTACTTAAATATACTTTTTTATATTTAAGTAAACTGCGAAACGACACGACGCCTTATATCATACCATGATGCGTTCATCATATAATGCTGCAAATGCAGATATTAAAGTAAAAATAAACGGGGAATGGCAACCCGCTAGCCCTCAATTGCGAGATATTTATATCGAATACAAATCTAGACCAATGAGTAACGGCAGTGCACCGCATTCTAAAGCCGGGATAACGATTTTTAGAAAAGACAATGATGTATATATGCCAACATTTTATAGTGTGCAAACTACAAATGCGACAAATGTGACAAATGCAATAAGGGAAAATGACTATATTTTTCCTGAAAATGAATCATCGCATGGAAATCAAGAAGATTCGTCCACCCCTATACCCATTATTGACTTTAATGACATTTACATTTTTTTAGTAGATGGTGTGACGGGACCAGGAAGTCGGAGTGGAGCTGGATGGGTGAAAGCACGCAATTACCAGACATGGGCATATGTGGATTTTATTTACGATGATACACGCGTTCGCAAATGTTATGCTTCGAGGTATTCAACTTATTTGGCATTTCCTGCTGGTTTTGATACCCCCAATGTTATAACGATTGGTATTGACGGATTGACACCCAATATTATTTTCTCGATTTCGAGAAATGATAATAATAGTGTATACTATGAGAAAAATGATGCTAGTCATACGCGAGTAAGAATCTGCGACAACGAATATGCACGAGCTGGTTTTTTGGGGTTTTATACGCGTATTACTATGGACGTGGGTATGATCATTACGCCGCCACCGGCTGCGTCGCATGCGGACACACATTCACATACTATATCATCTCCTGGAAGTGCGTTGGTGTTGGCATGTATTGGCGACAAACCACTCATGGTTGACTTGACGGATAATGAAGAACACCAATGTATTATGTGTTACGAAAATAAAAAGAATGTGCTGTTTTACCCCTGCAATCATGCAATATCTTGCTATCGATGCATGCAACAAATGACGAAATGCGAATGCCCTGTTTGTAAATCGGCGATTCATACGATTCGACATTTCAAACAATAAATAAGTCGCGTGTAAACCGCATGTAAAACCATATAAATAAAATCTGGGTTTAAGGTTTTTATTAAATATTATAATCCTTTGGGGGGGGGGGGGAGTCGAGCGAACCTAACCTAACCCAACCTAGTTCTTCTTGCTTAGGAACGCCAAACACCTGCTAAAACATCCTACTGCGACTTGAGCTGCAACTTCTTGCACTTTATTCAAATCAAGTGTCCCTTTCGATGCATCAACCACAAGCTTAATCGTATCATCAAAAAGAGGCGAATAAAGCATATTCAAAATCTCAAGTTTCATTTCGGTACTCATCATCGTAGAATCAGGACACTCTGAAACTATCTTTGCTATCATCCGAATTACAAAATCTTTCTTGTTTTTACCCGTTTCGTTCGTTTGTTCGACGATCACCATTGCAATTCGAAGCATTCGCATAATTGTTTCCATGGAAATAACAAGATTTTGGCTCTTAATTTGTTTATCAAATTCTTCGTAACAATACTTGAAATCTTTAACTATAGCGACTACGTTTTTTTCTTGTTGTTCTTCGATAAGTTTTGTTTTAGATTCTTTTTCTTGTTCTTGTTCCTTTTCCTTTTCTTTTTCTGGTTCGGTTTGTTGCGACGACGACGGCGATGATACTAAGGGGGTAGATGTGGGGGTTTCGGGTTCTTTTGGTTGTATTTGCTCAAGCTCAATCTTTACCTTTTCACTTGATGCGATTTCTTCTAAATCTGGAAGAACCAACATTAGTTGATTTGCTACATTCTCGCAAATCTGGGTGGTTGTTGTATTCGATTGTGTCGGCGATGATACAGGCGACATCGTGACAATAACAGGCGATTCGATACCGGACATTTGGTGGCTATAGTTGCAGTAGTGGATGTAGAGTGATAGTAGTGATAGTAATATATTATATTAACAAAAGTTTATATTGATTTCGTTGATATAATATATTTCACTATATGGATAGTAAAAATAATAAACAAAAAAATAAAAAATAATAAAAAAATGTAATAAATCTATTCATCCCACTATTTATTCGATTCGCCATTGTCCTCTATTTTCTCTACTTACCTACTTGCCTACTTACCCAAAGTTAAAACGGCGCAGTTGTGGTCCGGGCGACGGGATTGTTTGGCGGAATTGCGGGTGCCGAAAGCATGCGCCCAATTCGTGCACATCCTGGTGAAGCGTGGCTCGAAAATGTATCATCACCGCCACACGAATCCGTGAAATCGTTATCGTATGCGTATGCATATGCTCCACCACCGATATCATTTTCATCGCCACACCAGTTTCCATTTCCACCCCGTCCACCCCGAACTTTTGACTTTCGCATCCCAATCATCGCATCGCGTGTCATGATTCGCAAATTCGAGCCAATTCCACGTGACGATGGTGTCAAATCGCTCAACATTTTTTCCTGGGTTTCGCTTGGCACATTGTCGTCGGCAAGGGCAGCAGCAGCGGCAGCAGCATTTGGTGTCTTGGGTTCTTGGTCGTCGGGAGTAGATGTAGGCGGCACTTGTATTGTATCGTTGGCGACACACCCGACATATGCCGAACGAGCACGGCTTACTGGAGTGCAATAATCGGAGGGCACGTTGTCGTCAAGAGGTGGCATCATCATCGTGGACGCCATATTATCGGGAGTAAACGACGCCACGCGTCCGCGCATCCTTGATAAGGCGACCATCCCCTCAACTTCATCCTCTGCAATCGGCATCGAGTCAATGATTTCGCGTTGAATGGGTGTGATGTCGTTGATGGTGACTGCACGTTGCTGAATTTGCGATGCCTGTCTTGCTGTAATATATCTCTCGCCGATATATGAAGCCGCAAGTCCGCTGATGCAGACGAACAAATCGTCGGCAAGTTGGATGATGAAAGGGTCGTCAATGAGGTTGTTGTCGGTTGCGTATTTGAGGAACTCCTCTTGGAATGCAGTGATTTGGTCAACGAGTCGTGCCTTTTCAGCAGCTTGGTCCTGGAATGTCATGCGACGCATCAGCTTGAAGAATTGGATCGATTTGTCGATTGCTAAGATGGTGTCGAGACGCCATAGCTCCTTTTCGACATCTGCGTCTTTTGTTTCCGTAATAGTCTCCGTGGGTGATGGCAGCGACATGTAGTTCATGGGCACGACGATATCGCATGAAGTATCTTGGGGTGCTTCAATGGAAGTGTATGTGAATTTGCAAACGAATTGGTGGTGCTGCCATGAGGTGCGAATGTAATATGTGCGTGACGAATCATACGCAAAATCGCCAAGACAGATTTCCTTCTTCCATTGCATCGTCTCAAAATCGTAGACCTCGGCGTAGGGCGTTGAGATGGAGACTTTGGTAAATGCAGCATTGACGGATGACCATAGAATCTCGCCGAAAATGCATCCCGTCTTCTCAATGTCGTCGATGAACCACTGGCGCGAATTGGGGAAATGCGAGCAGAGGGATTGAAGTGTGGCAGAGTCGTGCTCTATGCCGTATCCAATCATGATTTGCGTGGGCTGTGCTGCATAAGATTCACCAAGAATGCTGGCAAGATGGGGGATACTCTTGTTGCCTTCATTGTTCTCGCCATCGGTGAGGAAAACGTGCATACGTTGGACACAATGTTCGGGAATATCGTCGGAAGGTGAAATGTGCTGCGCTTCATTTGAAATCAGTTGCGAAATCACCCTGAAACATTTCTCGAAATTGGTGCCGCCCTGAGGTCTGATGCATGAAATGACTCGAAGAATCTCGTCTTTTGTATCGGGAGTCACACGCATCGGGTATAGAACACACGTCGCACTGGAATGGAATTGGACAAGAGCAAGGTAAAACTCGACATGCGAAAATTCCTCTTGCTGGGAAATAATCGTGTCAACCATATTATTCAATGTCGCGTGGACGAAATCCATCTTGGTGGTGCGTTGATGTTGTTGATGATGGGACTGGCAACGGGTTGCACTTTCGTCCATAGAACCGGAACAATCGATGGAACCATACATTATAACGCGGATTTTTTGTCTGGGTGGGGGGATGGAGGAGAGAGAGGATGAGTGAGTAAACGGAGGAATACTTATCTGGATAATTCCGCGGTTGAATGAAGCCGCATCCACGGCGGGGGTGGCCTCGGCATCGGCTTCAGTGCCAGAACCAGCAGCGGACGCGGGTCTTTGATTGGTCAAGAACTTGATGGAAGATTGCATATTGATTGCTTGTTTGTTTGATGGATACGAGTAGTGTAACGTTTGGATTGTCTGTATTCTATTATAGTAATGATTACAAGTTCAATTTTCCGGGAGGTAGTAAACTACTACATATAAGAAATAATATATAGTAAACTATACTACTACATATTATTCGTGTTTATAAGCACTATTTTTTGCGTAATGTCTTATTGTTACTTTTTTTGGCTTTGAATACTTCGGTTAAATTTATCCTTTTTCTGGATGTATTATTGGTGAGTTTATTTAAATTACGATATGTTTTTTTACGTATTAATTTCTTTTTAATATGGCCACCGCCGCCAAAGTCCGCTTCTTCATCTGCCTCTATTTTTTTTTCAAGTTTTGCTATAAGTTTATCAAGTGTTTTACATAATTCAGGACTTGATGTAGAATTACAGCTATATACAGGTTTAATACTATTCATGTAGTGTAACAGATCTGTATTACTATCCATATCATAAGCCTTAATATCCCCAACTTTAGATGGGAAAACTGATTTTGTTACACTATCAAAATATTTTAATTTGTTTTCTACATCTAAACTTGAGTCATCAATCATTCCACTACCACCCACAATCGCATTAACAATGTTTGTCAATACTTCAATGTGTTCTGGAAATTTTTTTAGGTTTTCAGCATCAACGCTACTACTTATTTTTTTTAATTCATTTTCTATATTACTTTTTAATTTACTAACATCAGATAAAGATTTTTTAGCTTTATTAATATTTGATTCTGTTGTATCTACAAAACCGGTAGCCTTTTTAATGGATGTATCAACTTCGCTATCAACAGCACTGCCGAGATTTTTACGGATTTCAATAAAAAGTTGTAAGGCACTAGCGGCATATACGGATGCGTTTTTAGCAGCATTAACAACATCTTGGGCTTCTTTAACTGCAATATCAAGACTACCATTTGCATTTTTATAACCATCAACATCTTTATTTAAAATAGCAGTTTCATAAAGGACATCAGCCTTACTTATTGCTTGACTAGCACGAGTAAATAAAATTTCCACATTTTTATTTTCTTTTTCAAGTTTACTAATAGCATTTGTCGCCTTCAACTTCATTTCTAGAATAGTATCAGCAAGATTCGGAACCTTAACTGCCACTATATCCGGCTCATCCTCTCCGAGTCTTTCTCTATGCACGGCCAGTTTCGCTTTAACATCACCCATCGCATCAGTTTTCGGAGGAATGTTTGTTGTTGTTACTTTCTTGAGAGTTGTGCCTTTTTTGATTGCATCAAGAAGAGATGCAGGAGCAGGAGCAGGAGCAGGAGCAGGAGCAGGAGCAGGAGCAGGAGCAGGAGCAGGAGCAGGAGCAGGAGCAGGAGCAGAAGCATCAGGAGGAAATTTTTTATCAATAAAAGTCTGAAGACCAACAAAAAAAGCATCTATATCGGCTTCAGGTATCCCCTCCTCTGTCATCTTTAATCTTATAGCAGGCGGTGGAACGCCCATTTTAATCATTTTTGCATATTTTTCAAAATCTTTTTTTTGTTCATCCGAAATAACAGGAGCAACAGCAGCATCAGCAAGTTTAGTCTTATCCGCAGCAGTAGCAGCAGCGGCAGCATCCTCAGTAGCAGCAGGAGCAGGAGCAGGAGCAGGAGCAGGAGCAGGAGCAGGAGCAGGAGCAGGAGCAGGAGCAGGAGCAGG